ATATAACGTCTAGTACTGAAGTTAAGCATATTGCAGTATCAGCACATCGCGGTACACATACACCCATCGATCCCCATATTCGCCAGCCGATCCGCCCCCTCATTTCCTAAAGAATGAGCATCCCCCTTCCCCGTATGCGCCATAACATGAATAAAGCGGACATTCGTGAACCCCTTATACGCTTCATACGTGCGTTTGACGAGTTCCTTGTTCGGCATCGCTTTTTTCCAGCCCCCATCTTCACATTTTTTCCCGTATGTTGTCACACACCAAATAGCATACTGAGAATCGCTTACAACACATATCTGCTTTCCTGAACGTATATCATCCTCTATAATCGTAAATAGATGCAATAAAGCGCCCAGCTCCGCCGTATTATTCGTCTGTTTCCCCGTAATTCGTTGAGATACATTTCGTGAATCATTTTCGCCGAAATAAATCCCAATAGCCGCCACCGCCCCCTCTTTCCCATTATTCGAACACGCCCCGTCCGTATAGACGTAATAATCCGGTTCGACCATATATTCTATGGGGATATATGAAAATAAGACAATTTTTATCTAGCGGCAACTACTTAATCTGTCGCCGGCGGTGTAACAGAGGCGTAGGGCGGGTCTTCTTCCTTAATACGAGAAGGCCGCCCCGTATAGTTAAAGAGTGTATTGGCCGTATATTTATTGGAAAAAATGGTATTCGTATTCATCGTCGAGCCCCGCCAAGAAATACTCTTCCCCTTTTGCTCAATCTCTGCATCCGTCATTATGAGGCACCTCGGTCGGACCGGAATATTCCGTATTTGAAATAGCTTCTTCGTATCCGACATACCACTCCTTCTAATAAAATTGGATACTTTTCTACCTTAAGTGTTAAACCAAATGACTAATCTGTTGATAGTGGAATCCCCCTCAAAATGCTCGAAAATCCAGGGCTTCTTGGGAAGTCGATGGAAGGTCATTGCAACGATGGGCCATATTCGGGCCTTAGAGGCGAGCATAGATGCAATCGGACTCGACCGGAACTTCGATGCCCGATATGAATTCGTAAAGGAAAAGGCGAAGGCCATCGCCCAGCTGAAGGACGCGGCAAAGCAGGCCAGCGCCGTGTATCTCGCTGCCGATGATGATCGTGAAGGCGAGGCCATCGCCTATTCCGTGGCCCTCCTCTTGAAACTCGACGTGAAAACGACACCGCGCGTGGTCTTCCGCGAAATCACCAAGGCAGCCATCACGAACGCCGTCCAGTCCCCAGGCACGCTCAATATGGACCGAGTAAATGCCCAGCAGGCCCGGGCCATTCTCGATATGATGGTCGGCTTCACTATCTCCCCGCTCCTATGGAAATTCGTGGGCCAGGGCCTCTCCGCCGGCCGATGCCAAACCCCCGCCCTCCGCCTCGTCGTGGAGAAAGAGCGGGCCATTCAGGAGTTCAAGGCCGAGAGTTTCTGGACCATCCAGGGCACCTGGTCGGCCCCCACCGGCACCTTCGAGGCAACCATGATCGACGTGGTAGACGACGAGGAGTCGGCGAAGAACTACCTGGAAAATGTCCACGAAGATACGTCGGCCGTAGTGACTTCGACGGAGATTCGGTCCACTACCGAGTCGGCCCCGAAGCCCCTCATCACGTCCACGCTCCAGCAAGAGGCATCGGCGCTGTATCAGTCCCAGCCGAAAAACACGATGAAAATCGCCCAGCGCCTGTATGAGCAGGGATATATAACCTATATGCGCACGGACAACCCTGTCCTATCGGAGGAGGCCCATGCAAGTGCCGTGGCCTATGTGAGGACGAAATATGGCGAGCAGTTCATCGGGCCCCATGTGAAGGCGAAGGCGTCCGAGGACGCCCAGGAGGCTCACGAGGCCATTCGACCCACTGATATGGAAATGACGGACCTCCCTGTTCAGGAGGACTGGTCCTCCGTTGACCGAAAGCTTTACAGGCTCATCTGGAATCGTACCATTCAGAGTGTCATGGCCCCGAGTAAGGGCGAAGTCCAGGAGGTGAAGTTCCGGATTCTGGAAGATCCGGGCGAATTTCCCTGGCTGGCCACATGGAAGCGCATAACCTTTCAGGGATGGAAGCGTGTCGGCCAGGTCGTTGCCAATTTGGATGACGAGGACGAGACCGGCGCCGAGGCCCCCACGGGTGCATGGACGATTGGGGCTTCCTTGGAGGAGGGCGACACGATTCATTGGATGAAGCTCGCCACTAGTCCGAAAGAGACGCGCCCTCCCACACGTTTCACGGAGGCCACGCTAGTCCGCGAGCTGGAGCGCAAGGGTATTGGCCGACCGAGCACCTTCGCCGCTCTCATAGACACTATCATGGAGAAGAAATACGTCGAGAAGCGCGACGTGGTGGCAAAAGAGATTCATATCTGCACCTATCATATTGGGGCCGCGAATCAGTGGCCACCTAGCATGACAAGTATTCCGAAACGGATTGGGGCCGAGAAGAATAAGCTGACGCCGACTGCCCTTGGCCTATCGGCCCTCGAATTCTGCTTGAAGGAGTTTCCTCAACTATTCGCCTATTCCTTTACGCGCGATATGGAGGAACATCTCGACGAAATCTCAAAGGGGGGGCGCGAGTGGCGGAGTGTGTGTCGAGCCACCTGGGATGCCTATCGGGAGAAATACGAGACAATGAAGCAGGCCACGGGGACACAGACGGCCTCGGCGCGCACCATGGTGTTTTCCAATGGAATCAAGGCCGTACAGAGTAAGAAGGGGCCGATTCTCCTTATTGAAGGGGCCACGAAAGACGACACGAAATTCTATGGATGGCCAAAGGGCGTTTCCTTCGCAAGTATTACAGAGGACGTAGCCACGGCCCATGTAGATTCACTGAGGCTACGTGAAGAGAATGCACTGCTGGGCGACTATGAGGGCGAGCCCATGGAGCGCAAGAAGGGACCATATGGAGAATATGTCATCTGTGGAAAGACGCTAGTGCCGTTTCTACTGAATGACACTCCCGATATGATTCGTGAAAAGATTCGTCTCAAGCGGGATTCCGTCATCCATCGTCTCGGTCCGTTCGAATTCCGCAAGGGTCCCTATGGCGTCTTCATGTTTAAGACAGCGGCAACCAAGAAGGAATTCGTCAATGTTCCGTCTAGTGTAAATCCTTTGGCTCTTTCGGAAGAGGCGGCGGTGAAAATCTTTCAGACGGGGTTACAAATGAAAAATTTTAAAAAGCGAATGAATGTAGAGTAATTGACGTTATGTATATTGTAATTCTTATTGCCCTCGTCATTTTTCTATGGTTCCGACATCGTGTCATACACCAAAAGGCCCCTCAGCGTCTTTCTCTTGTTCGTAGCGGTCTCGGCAAGGCGCGCAAACACACGGAAAAGAGCATGGTGTGGATTATGTGGGAGTATTTGCCGGACCATGAGACAGAGAATACGAAATATATGCACGCCTTCGTCAAGCATTTTGTCCATACATTCGGTTGGAGCATAACGATAGTGACACCGAAATCGAGCGTCAAATCCTATGAGGATATCCCTATTCTGGAATTCAGTGATCGTCTGGCCATAGAGCGGGCCGTTCTGGGAGCCCGCTACTTGGTATCAGAGGCAGGAGTTGCCGATGCAGCCGTCGCCACGGCAGAGGCGGCGCGCCTTCCTCTAGTCCTCTTCATTTTCAACGAACACCTCCACCTCTTGGAAACACGCGTGCCCATTCATCTCGTGCTCTCAAGCCAGTGGCTCGTGGAAAAATATCCTGATAGGGCTTCCATAGTCATTCGAAAACCGACCTTTTCGAAACAGGCCATGACGCATACATCGAGGGAGTATATAACATATATTCATATCGATGGGACAAATACAAGGGGGGATTTTTACAGCATTCAGAAACAACTCCCTGGATTTCCGTTCTTAGAAGTGGATAATGATATGCCGATCAAGTCGGCCTTAGAAAAAACCGGGATTCTGTGTATTTTATCTGATGATGAGATGTACGTCCCGATTGCAATGGAGGCGGCGTGTTCGGGCATTCCTATAGTATCGTATGAGCACCGGGGTATTCGCGAAGTCCTCGGTGATTGTGTGATTTTCGTCAATGACGTGAAACTATGTGTATCAGTGCTGAAAACTCTCAAGGAAAATATGTATTATTACGAGCGGCTTTCTAGGGCCATATCGAAACGGGGGCGCGAATATGAAACGATGGGTGATCTCGAGCGCCTTCGAGGGCTATTTGTTTAAGACCAGTCAATAATAACATACTCGTCCGTTTTTGCGCGAGTCATATCAATAAATGGACGGGCATTATCATCTAGGGTGAGCACATCATACTCCTTACCATCGGCCCCCTTTATGAAGGAGAGCTTCTTGTATTCCACAGAACAATCTGGAAAGAGCGCTCGAAGACGCGCCAGAATCTCATTCATATTTCGAACAATATCCTCAGGTTTAATCGTATTCCAGTGTTCATACTTCAATGGAGATGATGATTTAATACTGATAGATCCAAAACAGCCGGCAGTGTGAATATCGATTCGATAGCGTGTTTCTGAGTTTTTCTCTGCAAAATTCACAGCATACCCGTAAATATAGGTGACCACTTTCTCCACAATGATTCCCTGGAGCTCAGCATCCTTCTCCGACTTTAGCATACGCATCCTCTCACGAGAAAAGGGAGTAAGTGCCATTCTATATTTCTTATAGTGGGGTTCGCCGTGTCAATTTTTCTTCGGCACGTATCGGTACTTAGCGGCAAAAAAATTGTAATACGAATTATTATGTTGGATCGACTATGGCACGCATCCATACTTTTCTAGGAACTCGTATTGCATTCTATCGACCAAGAAAACGAACCTATTACGTATTCGAATGGTCACCGGCCCACCATTATTGGTCTCGTTCCCGTGTGACCGGTTCGCCCACTATAGTAAAACACAAGACAGAATTACATACACATTCATCCGTGATCATTCGGTTATTCAATGGAGGAACCATGACAATTAGTAGTAATTGTAAATATTTATTGATAGACCACGAAGTAGTTCCTATAGTTCAACGAGACACGGGAGCAGGCATGCCTCCGATTAAGGATGATTTTGGGGGTGTAGTTGATAGTGACAATTATATACGTAATATTGAATTGTGGACTCTTGAAGTGGATGTTCCTGTAAATTCTGTTAAGCCCCTGCCGAAACGAATCGCCTGGATAATTGCCGATGACGCCTGTAAAAATAACGAGAAGTGTCCAATCATTATGGAGCCAATTAGCCCACTTACAGCGGCAGTGTCAACATGCTTTCACTGCTTCGATTATGACGCTATTCAGACTTGGTTGAATACGAATCGGACCTGTCCGCAGTGTAGAGAGCCGTGTATAATTACGAAGGCGTTTGATTAGAGCCGTGTTGGACAGACTTCAAGGCCGCCCCAGCCACCATTGACAACAAGTTTAGAAGAAATCGTCTTTAATGTCTGCGATATCTCCTTCAAAAGCTCCATTTGTTGGATCATTGCATCATGAAGAGCCTTATTCATTTCATTTGACTTTTGAATTGCCTCAAGAAGAAGAGCGGTCTGATCCATGTCTACTTGGTTATGGCTATGGTCAATGTTCAATTTTTACAGAACCCGCATATTGCTCCGCTCTTTCAAATTCAGTATCGGACATGTTTCCACTAGAAGCCCACCCCCTGCGTACACGCCATAATTCATTCGAATATCCTCATTCTCTAAGGCAAAATGGTATATGATGTAAGTCCCCTCCGAATTCCAGGGCTCGGCGCGTTCATCGACACAGGCAATCAGTCTATATTTTTTATCTGTCACATATATTTTTCCAAGATGCTTGATAATACCCTCCCTCTGTTTATCAGTAATATGGTGCTCTAAAATGGAGTGGCATCCTGTTATATATAGGTCCTCCGTGAGCGCAGGATACTTCTCTTTTGAGCATTTATACAGACGATTTTCGATACGTTCATCGTTTCCGGGATTTGTGATTTCTCCTTTGGCAACAGCAACAACTTCCTTAAATCCATTTAGGGCCGTCTTTACCAGCGTACCCTTTTTCAACGATTCAACGGGCATATACGTTTCAATCCCATCGATTTGGCAAAGAATGGTCGAACCCTCTAAGAAACAGGGGGTATTTGGATACAAATAATACGATCCGTCACTATTAAGAACATCACCCACATTATACACTACATTTGTAGGAGATGTTCCAATACTAGTAGTTGCAATACGCCAATGTGTATATCCTGCTGTTAAAATTATCGTATAACTGCTGTATGAGGTTATTACATTTGTATTTGCTAAAGCATCTGCCTGACTTGGATAATAGAATATAACACTGCTCCCAACAGGCTCTGCAAGTTCGTTCATGGGACCTAAAAGAAGACGAGTGACAAAGCCCGTATTCGCCGTGCTATGGCTTGTCCCTTCGTTAAACATGTAGCCCGTGTTTTGGGTAATGGGATACGACTCGGAGCCAATGAGAAACTCGCCGGGACTATCATTCAGATACACGAGGTAGGTATTCTCAAACTTGGATGCACCGCTATCCACGTGAGGTGCCGTGTCGCCTTTGATCCATCGCATAGGAATCCTGGAAACGCCGGAAAAGTCTAGGCCGAAACGGGCCTCTAAGGCGGCCCGAATGGACTCTGTCAACTCTATCGTGAAATAGACCCTGTCATTGCCAGTTTTATCTAATTTCGCCCATGCTTCACCAACTTCGGGTAAATCCACTATGTACTCGAGGTCCTCAGGGCTGAGAACAGATTCTATCGCTGGCATTCTATAAGTCTTTTATATATTTCTATAAATAGAATGAGCGATAATAAATCTGTTCCTACAGACCTCTCAGGGGGAAAGGTCAAAAAATACATGAACGGCTGGAGTGTGGATCAAGAGGTCCTAATGGCCAAATGGGCCGATATCGCCGGTTGCTATCGCTGGCTACACGACCGCTCTGAGAAGAAATTTAGTCGACTCAATATGGCGATGACAATTCCCGTTATTATTCTTTCCACCCTTACGGGCACGGCAAATTTCGCTATTGGAAGTTTCATTGCGGAGGATGATGCAGTATCCAAACGATATGCCCAGGCGGGAATTGGAGCCGTCTCGATTTTCGCCGGTATCCTGACAACCCTCGGCAATTTCCTCCGATATGCCCAAGGATCCGAGGCCTTCCGTGTTTCGGCCATTGGTTGGGGCAAATTCCAGCGCCAGATTGCAATCGAAATTGCCATTCACCCCAATGATCGTATGGATTGTATGGATTTTTTGAATATTTGTCGCCAAACACTGGATCGTCTCATTGAACAATCCCCACAGATTCCCGATGATATTATCGAACAATTCGAGAAGGAATTCAAAAACATGCCCGAGTTGGTGAAACCGGATATATGCCATGGTCTAGAGCATACACGCACATTCGACATGAAACGCACCAGACTTACAAATGTGATTGGCGATGTCGTGTTTTATTTGAAACAAAAGAAGAAGATGATGCGTGATGAGATTTTACCCGATTTATCGCAACAAATTGCCGAGAGTGTCAAGAGGGAGATGGATGGGCAAAATCGGAAAATACATGAGCTGAACGAGCAAATTTCACAGATGCTTTCCACCCAGCACCCCGAAGAAGAGGATATTGCTCCGCGTTCTCCCGTGGCTGTACCGAATTGGCGGAATTTATTACACGACCGAAAGGGGTCGAATTATGCAAACCCTCTTTCTGCAAAGAAAACAGAAGAGGTTGTCGTCGAAGTGGAAGAGGCCGAAAATACTATAGAGGAGGCGCCGAATACCGCTGATAAGCCTGTAAATCCCGTAGTAGAATTCAAATAATCTCCGACTAATATAGAATCAATGATAGTTGCTGGGCTGATATCGCTGACCCTCTCTGTTTTATATATTCTCAATATAAGCTATCTGTATTCCTTGGAACAAAAGGGGTGTGAGTGTGCAATGGACTACAGGCGCGTTTATATTATGGCATTCACTGCCGTATTCCTAGTATATTCCCTATTGCTCAACTGGATTGCACCGAAAATAATAATAAATTATATTCATTATATCCTTCCGGTTATGATGGTTGGTGGCATTGTAAACGTTATATTTACTCTTCAATATGTGGCCAAGCTGAAGGTGACAGAATGCAAGTGCTCTGAATCAGTCTATCGTGATATTATGGAAACGCTTGCAATCATAAATGCCGTGACGTATGGTATTGTTTTCTTGATGGCTCTTGCATCAATCGAGGTGCTTAGTCGCACGGGTGGCTCGATACTTTCCAAAGTGAGTCGCGTTAAAAGTCGCTAAAACCTTTGAAAAATATCTGGATAATCATATAAGGTAAAGAATATGAGGACGAGCATCAAAAAATACATGGCGATGCGAAGGCCGGCGCGATCTTTTGTTATGTGATACTTGACCCCCCTGTATAGTCCATATATACACACTCTCCATAATATAATTGCCATACTTAAAATTAATATGGCAATTATATTGATATCCATTTATCCTATATAATAGTTCTAAAATGATTCGAATATCTCTGGATGCTCAGCCAGGGTGAAAAACATTAGAACAAGTATGGATGCATATATTGTCATACGAAGACGCATCCTACCTTTTGTAATGAGTTGAATAGGTTCTTCAAATAGTCCCCATAGACAGACCCACCAAATTACGACACATACACTTAAAAATAGTATTTTCCATATTCTATCCTCCATTTCACCTATATAAGGGCGCGATTTAAACCTAAAGATTTCTCCCTATATATATTTATGGCAGATACAAAGAGGGTAACTATCTATATTCCATCGACCTTTGATTTACCTCCCGTATATCGAGATGATAATCCGAAAAATGTATCAATTGCGCTTTCACTCGGTGCAAATGCATATGATACAATACATCTTGCAGCGGAGGAGCATGTTCGAAATGAGACGCACACGGATGCAGTGAAAGAGGCCCAGCGCTCTCACGCCCAGGAATTAAAGCGCATCTCAAGTGATAAATCGAAATTCGAACAGGCCCTTTCCATTGCCCAGGGTCGCGTAGAGGCTCTAGAGCAGTCGGCCACTCTCGTACGGAAAGCGGCCCTGGAAGAGGCGAAGAACGGCTTCCGGGAAATGCTTCAAATGAAGGACGAGCAAATTACCACGCTCCAGCGTCAGCTCGAAATGCTCGGAGGAAAGCTCGATACCCTCCAGCATTCCATTACGAAGACCTTCTCCGCCTCGAAAGAAAAGGGCTCGTTCGGTGAGATGTTCATGGAGCAGATTTTGAAGACGGCTTTCATATGCGACGTGCGTGTTGTCAGTAAGGATGCTCACACTGCCGATATTCGTATGCATCACGGAGAGGAACACGAATATCTATGGGAGGTCAAGAACTATACGCGCATGGTGAGTGCCGAGGAGGTCGAGAAGTTTCGTCGGGATTTGCGACTAAATCCTCATATTCGTGCCGGATGTATGGTGAGCCTGCGCACGGGAATCGTCGGCCATTCCAAGGGTGGCGACATTGATATGGAGTTTCTGGAAGATGGGCGCTGTATCCTCTTTCTGAACAACTTTCTCAATCGGGATGATCCCGTATTTTATCTCCAGTCGTTGCGCCCTTTTTTCCACTTGATTGAGAGTCAGACGAAGCCGGTGGAAGATGATACGGACCGCGTTCGTGTGCTGAAAATGAAGGCGAACTTGATTACCAATCTGCTGAGAACGCATAGTTCCTCGGTCTCGAAGCATCGGAATGCCATTTTGTCGCATAAAAAGCGCACGGAGTCGATGTTCGTGGAATTCCATAGTTATATCTTGGAATCGGAGACACATTTACAGACCCTCTTGCGCGTGGCCCTAGGAGATGGCGACGAGTCAGAGGAGATTTTGAAAGACACGGAGACATATTTGCCGAGCACGATTTTTACCAAGGAACGGCTCTCAGATTGTGAGGGTAAGACGAAGGCGTTCATAGTATGGCTGACCGGCGAGGCCGTTCCTGAGGAGGGGTCTACGATTGAACTGAAGGACCTTTTGGCGCGGTCGAAGATTTGTGGATTCGCGGAGAAGTTCGTGCGGGATCTTCGAGAGGAGATTTTTCAGCCGTCTGCATGGGTAAAAGGTGGACGAGGCATTTCCGGAATGAAATGGATTGTTACCTAGGGCTTTATTGTATTTTGTTTCAGCCATTCATCGAAAATGGAATTCTTCGCCTGAAACGTCCATTTTGCCCACATGAGAGGCTCCGTATCATCTTGATTCATTGCTAACCAGGCAGTGTATGTCTGCTCATTCTGTTGAAACCAGGTATCGCGTATAAGTTTATGCGCTGTCGTATTTCGTTCAAATCCGTCCACACGATGCCAGGCAAAAAAACAGCGAAGGGCAAAAATGAAGGCGGCTATTTCCATTTTAGGAGCATAATCTGTTTCTAAATGTTTCACATATCGTAATAATTCTTGTTCAATAGGGGCTGTATCGTCAAATCCAGTCAGAAGATGTTTTATAGCTTCTGATTGTATCATAATCCTAATTACGAACAACAATTTCTCTGAGGTCATAGTGAATTTTGTGAGGTGGCGGGGCTACCATTGGAAGAATGTATTTCGGGGGGTCTTGAATAAGGGCCTGCAGAATTGCTGATAGAGCGCGAATAGTAGAGCCCGCCATAATAGACCACATTGATAAAAAATGGGGAGTCGCCGATATTTCAATTTTTTTTGTGTATCGATTTTACGCCTCGATTTATGCATCGAAAGAGTCGCCATAGCTACCATAGTTGAGAGGGACTAGGTCGGGGAGCTTGTCAACCTTCTCATACGCCTTGATGTACTCCCTCGCCACATCAAGCGACATCACCTTCGGCGCCTGGTCGAAGGTCAGGTCAAGAAGGGTCTCAATGGTGTTAAAGGCGGGGAGAATATCCTTCATTTCAAGCATGACAGACGGCATTGCCGGCAGGAGAATCTGCATGGAGTGATAGGGGTCCGCGTCATACGAAAGGAGCGTGAAATACGACTTCAGACTCGCGTACAGCTCGTGCTTCGAAGTGAACTCCATCACATGACGAGTGCTATTAGTATTGTACTTGTATACCCAGAGGTGGTTCTTCCCATTATACCAGAGCGTGAACACCTCATCCTTCTCGGGGTCCGTGCTGTCGGCGGCATTCAGAAAACGGAAGGTTACGCTCGTGTAATACTCAGTCATTTTTAGGTCTAAGAGATATTGCCGATTTTAGGCGTTTAATTTTTTTTTCGCGCGCGCGGGGGTCTAAGTATATGGCATATATAATGTTAGAGGGATGTACACGTATATCGCCATATTTTTAGGCTATATATCTACCTACATCCCATGGTCCATTATATTTTTATTCATCAAATCGTATGGTATAAAAATATATACCATTACCGATAGGGCGGAATGCACTTCTATACGCAATCGTATTGGGGATAATTTCACACATATTACAAACAATGGGCGTGGATTCGGATATTCTATCGGAAAATGGTATATTATTCATATAGCCGCCCCTGATGATAATGATAACTATCTAAGGATGATTGCCACCGATTCCACATATGCCTATTTAACAAAACATAAGGAAGAGGAGCCGAAATTTGTCTTCAATGAAACACCTGTCGTAAAAGATGATAAGGAAATAATAGTGTATGAACGAACGGGAACATATTCCCATGGATGGTATAAAAAGCGCAGTATAACAATTCCGCCGCTGATAATTTCCAAAGAACAGGACCATATTATTAGTGATATTCGTAAAATATATGCATCAAAGGGCTGGGTTGTTGCAATGATATATGGCCCTCCTGGTTCTGGAAAATCTGTGACGAGTATCTTACTGGCAAATACTTTCAAAAAGGGGGCATATTGTAATACATTTAAGCCGTGGGAGCCAGGTGATACACTTAGTGTAATCTATTCCGAGGGGTCATTTACATCACAATCTCCATTGATTATTGCATTTGATGAATTCGACGAGGCAATACAGGCAATCGATAATGGTATTCTTCTACATAAAAATATCCCTATACAGACACGTAATAAGGCAGGATGGAATCAACTTTTGGATGAAATTCAAATTGGCATGTATCCGCATTTGATTTTGATGTTGACTACCAATAAAACACCGGATTACATTAATAGCTTAGATACGTCATATATCCGTAAGAAGCGCGTGGATAGTATATATCATTTGTCAGAGGTATACTGCTAAGTACTTAACTTCAGTACTAGACGTTACGACTAAATAAAAAATTGAACTTGGAATCGTCCACGATAATACATACATCATGGATATTCCTAGACCGAAGATAGTGATTACGTATCGCGACCAGGTCATTGATAATATTTATGAGTGGTATATGAGCCAGGGCAAACATGTTCCTCCAGAGGATTTGGAGGCTTGCCGCGAAATCGACAAGGAAATCACGGAAACGTATTTGCTCGACGTCGACACAGCAACAAGAGCCGATACGAAACCTGCATATGGTACACCGGAGTTCTGGAAAATGTATTGGCAGAAGAAGAAGGCTGCTGCAGTTCCAGGAGCCCCCGTAAAGCCGAAGCCCTTAAAGAAGGCGCCAAAGGCTTCGAAGGTACCAATCGATACGGCGGTGAAGAGTCTTGAACGCGAGTTATCACAGATTCACATTAGTACAACAAATGAGAATCCGGGAGCAAAAAAGCGGTTCCAATTCAAGTCTACCGCCAAGTAGTTAACCTTAAGGCAACATGATCGAGATGAAAATCATGAGACCCAGTATCTGCCAGAAAGACTTCGCCGGCTTTGCAATGCTCACGAGGTCAACAACAATACCATTCCATAAATACTTTCCAATGAGCGCAATCAAAATAATGGCAACGATGTAGGCAAGCACGACCGACACAAAATCCACATACGCCTGGCGCTTTTGGTCGACATTCCCATTCAGAAATCCTTCCACGGCGGCGTTTGTAGCCCTAGAAACAAGAGTCATTCTATTTAATAGCACTCTTTTTCGTAGAGAATACTCTCTCGAACCTTGGCCCCGCGATTCTCATTAATAAACTTCATGGCCTCATCTGCCGCCCCCTCAGATTTCATATGCTGTGTGAGGAGCTCCTTCATTGACTTTAGATTGAGACTCCCCTTTGTAGTCTGGCGACGATAGAGAAGACGTCCGCCACTCCCCTTCAAATCGAGAGCGCCAATATTATTCTTTTTCATAATACGGAGAATGATCTCCTCGTATGCCTTTTGCTTCTTCTTCATTTCGCGCACCTGCGAATTGAGCGTAGAAACACTACTTTCCATCTCGCGCCATGCCACTATTACCTCCTTTAGATTCGCCATTTCCTGTTGATCGGTGGGTGTCGTCACTACCTCTAGAATCGTATTTTCGGGCTGTTGCTGTAGTGTCATTTGTTTCGAGAATTTAATATCAGTCTGGCTCATTGTCTGTTTATATATAGAAAAATGTGTTTAGACCTCATTGGTACTAGACCTCATTGCCGCGCTGAAACCTTGCAACGGATGCACCCCACTCTTTGGCCATAAACTCCCAGCCCTCGGTCCAGCAAACTACATGAACAATGGTCTTTACGATAGTCGAGTTCTTCTTCATTAGTACCATCTTGTGCGCCGCGCCATCATTATGGCAAGGCAGATAAATAATATCACTCGTAATATCCTCGACATCCTCGCCCATCGACCTTCTCCAAAGCGTAATGGCCTCGTTCGTGGCCATGGACTTACCATCACCACCGGAACCCACCAGGAATAGCCATCCACAGGATGGACCACTCATCAAGAAAGTCGTCACAGCATTGATCTTATCCCACTTGGTCGAATACACCGGAATCTCCATCTTAGATGTATTACCTAACTACACCGAGCTCAATTTTTTTAGGCACATGTCGGTATGTGCCTAAAAAAATTGACCCCCAGATCACGTAACAATACAATCATATGCACCAAATAACGCCACAGGACCCGGACACGTTCCATTTCTTCGAGTCAAATCGCTCCCAGATTTCCTTTCCACAGCGAAAGGCTGTCTTGAATATTGGCACGTCCAAGCTGGAAACATTCGGTCTGATGAACTGCCTGGCAATTGGAGGCATCTTCACTGACCTCCACGATAATCCTAAGGGCTCCTTTTTGACCCATGAAAGTCCCACAGAGATCCATATTCAAATGATATATGTCGAATACCTGTATAACATTATAAGGGAAAAGGGGTATCATCTCAAGTACCTCATCCTATTTAAAATCGAGCCAGAGGGGGAGTCGAATACGATATACACTTTTCTGGGCAATACCTATCGATACAGGGATTTATGTGATCAGATTGCAAATTACATGAAACAGAAATACCACATCAAGCCGGCCATAGTGGATTATGGCCACTATTGTTCCCGATGCATGAAAAATAATAGGGATCCACGTCTCGAATTTTGTGGAAAGGCCACTATCGATCCCACGAAGGATTACGTTATCAACTACTTTGGGAAAATCTCTCTAAGTCCTCCTTACCGAGCGGTAAATATAACACGTGGATGATGCCGACCATGACATGGGGATGTTGCAGTTGCTCTCCAAGCGAACCATTTTTTCCGCCGGGACGGGTAATTCGCGTGAACAGATAAGAATACATCCTGCCGGAGCTTCTCTCACTATTTTTTCCGATATGTGCTGATTGGTTTCTTCCGTGAAACACATATTGGAAAGAAAGATACAGAAAGCATTTTTGAAATTGAGATCGGGGCTGAGAAAATCTCCACAATGAAATAAAATTCGGTTTCGAATTTGTTTCTGTTTTAGTTTTTCGAGGCAGGACATTGCAAACCGAACTCTTTCCGGAACAATTTCAATTCCTACGGAACGAATATCCGGATGAAGAATTGCCATTCCCACATTCACCTTTCCAATTCCGCACCCCAAATCGTAAAATGTATTGCCACATCGGGGCACGACACAATATTGCTTGATTTTTTCCGATAGGATATTGATACCCTGTTCCGTGACCTCTCCATAGGTCGTCTTATAATTGGTGAATCCTATACCGGATGCATGGGAGCCCGATACGCCATTATATACCTCTAAAATGGAATGTAGCCCCCTACGACTATGTACGCGCATTGTTTTTGCCCTTTTGGGTCGTAAGGATCGTGTATCGCTCATATGCTGTTATTCTCTTGGGGGATAATTCGAATATATCCGGGACGCGGATCGAATAAATTTGATAGAAGATACTCACTCAAGACAAGTATGCCTGTCAAGTTGAATGGAATGCCACGTATAATCTATAAGGGTGTTCCTGTATGGAAGAGTTCCAACGGCGATTTGTTCCTATATGACCCGAATTCGACGGACACAATTCTGATTGGTTCCGAGACAAATGGATTTCTTCCAAATGTGGCTGAGATTTGTTCTCAGCGCATTCAAGACTATCGTGCCAGTCTAGTAGAGCGTCATCGCATGCAAAAAAAATGAAGACGGGTCTAAGATGAGCCCTGTTATGAATCCACCGATAGTGACTCCTGAGCAGATTCTCATGTATGGGAAACAACAACAACGTCCGCTTCGTCTCGAGGCGAATGTTGTTGCATACATCGGATATATGGTATCGGTTCATCCCCTCAACGCTGTCCGGTCGAAGTCCGGCCGTAAAGGCCCATCAAATACTGCATCCGCTCAAAATCCGTCTTGAATGTGTAGACCTTGTTTTTTGCAACATTCACCGGATTTGCATCAAAGGTTTGCTTATTCACATATATGTTATTTGCAGCAGTCTGAAATGTCGAACTCTGAAATACAAAGACGGGAGGGCCAGTATCAACTTTACAATCTCGTGTGTTGTTCATTTCTATTCCTAGCTATGACTAATTTTTTTCCACTGGATTCCAGTTCGAATCAGGATATCTGGAAATATGGAGCATCCGTCCATTGGTGTATTCATTACGCTCTTCCATTGTCATATAGGTATAGTAAGTGAGACTCATATTTCCCGCCTTCCGAAGAGTGCTAACATTAATATCATAGGCCTGTATTCTCTCGAATGTCCCCCACCATGTCTGGTATTGTAATAGGGTCCCGATGGAGAGTGTGGCAAATCCGTTTGCATCAAAACACGGCATCTAATAGATAGAGAGAATGAGTGCAGTAAAAGACGGAGATAAGTATACGCTACGTGTTGGAAAAGGAAGCCGGACAACATTTCAAGTGAAGTTGGCTGTGAGCGATGAAGTCAAAATACGCGGTCTTTCTGGAAGACGGCACATGCCGTGGAATGAGGGCCTCTTGTTCTTATATGATAGCATGGCTGTTCAAAGTATGTGGATGGTCGATATGATGTTTGCGCTCGATATAGTATGGCTGAATGACTGGTTCGAAATCGTACATATAACCTATAATACACCGCCATGTACTACGAAGCCGAACTGCGTATCATATGATTCCAAGTATAAAGTAAAATACGCGATTGAGATGAATGCAGGGGCGGCGGAGGATCACGGATTCACTATTGGAAAGACATTATATGTAATAATTTAAAAAATTGAAGTGAAAATTTACCCCGTAAATATCAAGATGGAGTGCAAGAGATGTGCATCCATTCTTGGTAAATATGCAAAGCCTCATCCCAAAATGCCATGTCCTTTAACAAAGGCATTGTATTGTGGGCAATGTGCCGTGTATGGCCATACTTTGAGTGAATGTACGCGGTCATCTCAATATGATGCCGAAGTATCACATCCCATTTTGCTATCTGAATCTAAGCCGGAGTATGAAATTACGAATGCAGATGGTCCTATCCGGGCGGCTTTACTGGCCAATGACATCGTCCCCATGGTTTGTCAGGAAAAGGGCAAGAAGTTATTGCGGGATTTTCATGAGAACAAGAGGCGTTTGCTCGAATTTGCCAAAAAACGCGGGCAGACAATAGTGTTTGTTGAATCCGAGATGGTGGTCTAAAAATTGAACTTGATTTTTCATTCATATCATAGTATGGAGGACGAGATGGATCAGTATATCCGCGTGCGCGATCAACATATACATTCAATGCCTGATATTGTTTGGCTCCAGTATAAACGGAATGCATCTACGATTTTAAACTATACTGAGAGGATGAATGGGCTAATGAATTCGAAAGAGAAGATGGCACTATTTGATGCTATTATGAAGCTAAAGTATATGCAGACCAATCTTAAGAATATTTCTTCGCCGGCTTAACGCGCTGGGAGGCGATGATAAAAATTTGAATAAATATTTTTCTACATAAATAGACAAGATGCCGCGAAATCTGAAGGGTGGTAAAAACTACAAAAAGATGGCGAAGGGTAATAGCGTATTTGATATCGATAAGTTCCGAATTGACCGCCAAGAGGGTCAACAGATTGCACGAGTATTAAGAAACTTGGGGAATTTGAATATGAGTTGTTATTGCAACGATGGTATTACTCGAATCTGCAAAATTCGAGGAAAAATGATCAAACGCGAATTCGTAGATGCAGGCGATCTCGTATTGATTAGTTTACGTGAATTGGAACAGGATACGACAGAGGCCGATAAGAAGGAGATGCGAGGAGACATTCTTGCAAAATACCCATATGAGTGTATTTCTGAATTGCGAAAGGAGGAGGGCGTGAATCAGAGTTTATTTGTAACCTTGGAATCACTTGTGGATGGAAAGATTCCTAGTAAGACGGAAGAGGCTGGATTTGTATTTGATCATGGAAGTGAGGATGAAATGGAAGATAACCGGCCTGTATCAAATACGATTGAACAAAAGAAGGACGATGTGGAAAGCGATGACGACGATGTAAATATTGATAAGTTATAAGGCATTCGATGCGATTAAATGGGGATATATTTAAACAAAATGCTAGAATAGAGTATGAGTTCTTATAGTCCGGGATTACACGGACTTTCAGGGCCAAATCAACTATTTTCCCCTGCAGATTTTGGGGATGCCGACGACTTACGCCCAACAGCCCTTATGTTTGATGTAATTGGAAATGGGAATAGTACCCAATATACTACGGCAGTGAATGGCGTATTGACAAAACACATAGATGAAATCAAACAGAAAGTCTCGTCGATAGTAACTATACCGGGAGGTTGGAAACGTAAACTTCGGGAATTTTTAGCACAAAAGAATACGGAACTATTGGATTTTTTGAAAATGACGATACAATCGCACCCCACATTATCGAGGGGCGATTTAATCATGAAAAAATTCGGATTAACTACGTCCAATCAACACAATGTACGAGAGTACATACTTGATATATCGGGCTCGAATGCAGCACAATCATATGCCAACCATCTTTCGACTATTCGCACGAATGATGGAATAAAGGATTATGTGCAAATGTCTCGATATATATTGGATGAATATCGGATGGCAGGAGATGAGGCACTTGCACAAGAGCAGGTACTTCGCGCGAAGCTCGATATTTTTGACAAAATACAATCGAAATTGTCTAGCATATTGGATATCGATACGAGTATAAAATCGGATGCCCTATTTGAAGCAACGGAAGCATATGTGGGCAGTGTTTTTGAAAAAAATCAGATTAAGGATGCCTATAAGAATTTCATAGAGGCATATAGGAAATTCATATCGATTCGCGATATTGTTCTCATGTCACGTTTTATTCAGTCCGTGGAGAATGAGCCGATGTGTGGCATTTGTTTCAAAGATTCGGTGTCTTATACGATTTCGCCGTGTGGACATACTTATTGCCAAAACTGCCTACGTAGACAATCCTCGACCTGCTTTATATGTCGTGGAAATATCCGGGATAAGATCCGGATATATTTTAGCTAGTCATATTCTACGATGTAGTCGCCCGGGCGTAGGAAAACTTTATAAAGTGCTTCTGCCTGTTCGGGAGTTACATGGTAAAGTTCGACGGCTTTGTCGACGATTTTCTTCGCCACAACATACCATATAGTTCCTAGAATGGCGCCCCCCACACGCACATGTGGATTATCCATATATATTGTTATGCATATGGATGTTTCAATTTTTATGGGCATTTGCCAAAGCTCCGAATGAAAAATTAAATGGACGTCGTTGTTCGAAATCAGTATGATTTGCTCGATATGCTTGGACCAAGTCGATATGAAAATGGGTGTTACTACATTATCATGTGGGCATCAATATCACATCGCCTGTTGTATACCATGGCTAACGAGTAATACCACGTGTCCGAATTGTAGATCGAAATTGGGCCCGCACGAAACACCCGTATTTTACAAGAGACGTCGTAGTTATACGACTATACTCAATACATATGGAATATATTATACCCCTTATGTATTTGATGTAGTAAGTCAGCTATCAATTGATCATGAGCCGGCATTTATGAAAGTATTTATTCCCATACGATATATTCAAGCCCTTTGGAGAGGCTATCGGGTACGCAAATATCTTACTTGCGCGCGGCCTTCTTAGTTTTCTTATTCTTATTTTTGTTCTTATTGGATTTGTTCTTATTGGAATTATTCTTTCTCGTTCCGTTATTCATACGTCTATGCATTACAATAAGAGCCACACCACGGCAAGGGGGGGCTCCATTACGGCGCTTCATAGTACGAGGAGCATTACGACGACGAAAAGCGGGCATTTGTTCTATTAGGAATGCACATTTTTGTTCCCCTCCTCTCAAATAAAATTTGAATACTTAAACGGCATAACACATAGTTATATAAAAAGAATGTCTTCCGCTCCTCGTCGTACCAATGCTCGTCACCAGACTAGTGGGTTTAACACGGCGCATTGCAATACATGTGCATGTGTTCAGAACGTTGTAAATCGTCGTCCCCAGCCGACGGCAGTTTGCAAGTATTTCCAGACGGAGAATGGTTGCCGGAATGGCGATAGCTGTCGCTTCAAGCACGACCTTCCTCAGGATACTGATTCCGGGAACTACCGCACGAAGCCCTGTAAGTATTTCCAGCGGGGGGAGTGTCGGAATGGTGATGAGTGCACCTACAGGCACGATCCCCCGGAGTCAAATCCGCAGTACCGCACGAAGCCCTGTAAGTATTTCGAGACGGAGGAGGGTTGCCGGAATGGGGACAAGTGCCGTTACAAGCACGAAGAGACTCATGAGGAGGCCTCCTGAGACTCCAGCGAGGCACCTATAGGTCCCTCCCTGGTATAGTATTCCTCAGCAAATTTCCGTTTTGCTTCATTTATTTCCTTAGAGGTGACCTTCTTATTTTTTGCCTTTTTCGTTCGGGAGCGTTTTTTTGCTTGTACGCAAAGACCCGTTTCCTTTAATACCTTGAAGAACTCCTCTTCCTCTAAGGGAGCACCCGTTGTCGGATTGTAAAAGCGTTTTCCGCCGGATTCATTTGATTCATTGCCTTCAGGAACGGAAGGTAGGGCAGGGGTGGCGGCCTCCAAATCTGCAAGCATTTTTTCCGCCTTTGATTTTGCATCGGCGTTAAAGGGAGTCTTTTTAAGACCTAATAGCTCCCGTAACTTTGTAGCATTCGTCTTTTTACTTTTACCCTTATATACCCCAGACGCATTAAAACGGCTTTGAACGTTTGCAAACTTTTCTAATTGCTTGGCGGCGCGAGAGGCAGGGGGGGCGACAGATGCTTCGGGAGGGGCGACAGGAGCTTCGGCAGGAGTCGCCTCCAAATCTGCAAGCATTTTTTCTGCCTTTGATTTTGCATCGGCATTAAAGGGCTGCCTTTTGAGAGCCAGTAGCCCTCGTAGCTTTGTAGCATTCCCCTTTCTTGTCTTACCGGTATAAGCCCCAGACGCATTAAAGCGGCTTTGAACATTTGCTAAGGCCTCTAGTTGCTTGGTGGCGCGGGCAGGAGCGGCAGAAGCAGCAGGCGCGGCAGAAGCCTTGGCTCTCGGTTTTTTCAATGTATTGCGATGAGCCTCAAGTTGTTTGCGTTCCTCGGGTGTAAACCGGGACTTTTTTGAGTTTTCCGTTAAAAGACGCGAAACCTGTCCTAAATCGGTTGACGATATTGCACTTTCAAACGTTATTTTTCCTGGCATTCTATTCTATATTTATATTTAAAGTTCAATAGTTATTCTAAACAGAAAGGAATGGATACTCCATGTGTAATTTGTAATGAACTCGGTGAAAACTTGACAAAACTACCATGCTGTGAAAATAGATGTCATCTTCTTTGTGGCATCCAGTACATTGCAAATAATGCACACCTCAATGCCCAGGTTGTATGTCCATGTGGGAACATCTTATATCTAGGTACCGAATCATCCTCACATATAAATGCCGAACACATCTTATCAATGGATGGTGCAAAAAAGGCAATCAACTCGATGAAAGTTAAAGAGAAGGATCTGAAAAAGGCAATTTCCGCCTATAAACACATATTGAAACTGAAAAAACAGGCATTTCATACCGAAATAGATGAATATAAAATGGCAATACAAAATGCCAAGAAGGCATATCTTCAAGAAATCCGCCAAATGCCGGAATATAAACGGGTAGGCAGTTTATTAATAGGACTTCGTGGTCTATATAGGCGCTTTAAAAAGAAGTATGCCTCATCATATCAGTATGGTATATTAGATGATATAAGAATATCTAGCTCTTTGCTGTATTATTCTCCCGCGTGGAAATTACAGCGGATATTTCGTATAAGAATTTTGTAGCGGGAAATACGTAGTAAAAAAATTGAAATAAATTCACCCAACGCTGTAATACATGAGCAAGAAATACGTTGTTCCGAGTAAGCGCAAGGAAGTGACAGAGCCAGAGCCGAATGCCGTGCTTTCCGCCCAAATAACGGATGCATTCCCCTCTCTTGGTGGAACTGCAGTAAACAAAAGGGGGTCCGCTGTACCAAAGATTAACTATAGGATGAGCGTCATCGACGGAGAGGAAAAAAAGCGTCAAGAAGAGCTTCTAAAACTACAGGAGGAGGGATGGGTAGTGTTAACCATCCCTCCTCCGGGAACAAGGCAGATTATTATCACACCTGGACTGGGCGTGTATAAGGAAGAGGAGAATACCTTACGCCCACAGACATATGAGCACTATGATATCGACGATATTGTTGTCACAGCATCATCCTATTATGATATGGAACCGCTAGAAGAAGAGGAATCAGACCTAGAATGATTCGCCCGTGCTGAATGACATATCGTCCGCATTTTTTCCAACACCCGCCTTTCCATACGTCGTTACACGCTTTTCGAAGAAGTTGTCCTTGTTCTCTAGACTAATCCGTTCCATGAAATCAAACGGATTGGTGGCACAATAGATTTTTGGGTAGCCAAGCTGAAGAGAAAGACGATCAGCAACGTACTCAATATATTGCTTCATTAACTCCGCGTTCATTCCAATGAGTTCACATGGAAGCGCCTTTGTAATGAAATGCTTCTCGATTTTGACTGCATCGCGCAGAATCTTATGAATGGTTTTCTTGGAAAGACGATTCACAATCTTGGAATACAAGAGGCAGGCAAAGTCCGTATGAAGACCCTCATCGCGTGCAATAAACTCATTGCTTAGTGTGAGACCCGGCATAATTCCACGCTGTTTCAGCCAGAAAATGGCACAAAAAGCGCCCGAGAAGAAGATGCCCTCAACGGCGGCAAACCCAACAAGTCGTGTAGCAAAATCGATGTCCTTTCCATCAATCCAATCGAGCGCCCATTTCGCCTTCTTTTCCACAGAGGGAATGGTCTTGATTGCCCGAAACAGCTCGGTCTTCTCCTTCGTATCCGTGATATACGTATCAATCAGCAGGGAATACGTCTCAGAGTGGACAGCCTCGAGCAGATTCTGGCAACTATAGAAGAACTTCGCCTCGGGCCACTGGACCTCGCGCATAAAACGAAGGGCCAGATTCTCCATAACAATGCCATCGGAGCCGGCAAAGAATCCGAGAATGTGCTTGATGAAATGGCGCTCGTTTTCTGTCAGTTTTTCCCATTGTGCAACATCCTTGCTCAAATCCACCTCCTCTGGTGTCCAGAAAACCGCCATGTGCTTCTTATACATCGCCCAGATATCGTGATGCCGAATGGGGAAAATCACATGGCGATCCTCACTCTCCTCTAGGAGAGGCTCGGGCTTTTTCTCGACGACAGCTACGTCGGTGGGAGCAGTAGCGTCTGCAGCAGCAGGCAAGACAAGCGGCGGGGGCTGCTCAGAAATCGAGGGCTTTCGCGAAGGACGCTTAGGAGATGTCGCATTCGTCGATACGGGCTGTAAATTTGTCGAATTATCTGCATTCAACATCCGGGAAGTTGGAGTAGTAATCTGGGTTGAGAAAGAATCTTTGGGCATCTTAAAAAAAGAATAGGGACTATTTTTCACAATTTTATTCTATGCAGTCCTCTCATAGAAGTCCTTCACAGCAGGATGAACTCGAAATGATCTTGGGTCAAATTCGTAAATATAAAGCGACTCTAGACTTCTTACACGCGACAAGGCTACGTAGGCTTGACCATATTCAAATGTAGAAGGGCCCACATCAATGAGGGCAGAATCGAGAGACATACCCTGCGCTTTGTGAATGGTGAGGGCATATGCAAGACGTAGAGGTATCTGTTTTCGACCGATACCCTTCTCCGTTGTCCAGATATGATGTTTGATTTCAATGGGTTCGACCTTTGTAAGAAACTTCACAAGTGGCAAGCCCTCCGGCGTAAATCCTTTGATAACTCCGCGCGAGCCATTTACAAGACCACCCTCTTGGTCAAGATTCATAAGCAACATGACTTGCGCCCCTTCTTTCAAATGCGTTATAACACTATAAGGAGCATCCTTGTCCAACTTTGATACGAGCATATTAACCTCATCTTTCGACAGCCCATTCGACGCGAGTCCAATGAATTGGTCGAGCGTGCCCGACTTAGATGGGAGAATCGTCTCCGCCTCGAACGTCTTTATATCCCCTGTAAGCCTATCCAAATGCCGCTGATTGATTTCGTCCACGTCCACATTTCGTGTAAAGAGAAGCGTGGGTCGAATCGCCTGTCCTTTCCATGAGACGTTTTTCCGCTCGAGAAGAAGTGCCTCTGTCTCTGGGGAAATCTCGCCCTTTCTTGCTTCAAATAATATTTGCTGAAACACGGACTCTTTCTGACGATGGATTGTTTTCAGCTCGAAACTCTTTTGAATCACTTTATTCCAAATGAGGCTCTCAAAGACATAGGAAATCGTGGTTCCGTCTTTTGCAACAGGGGGGAGTTGATAGAAGTCTCCAATACAGACGATTTGTAGCCCGCCGAATATGCCGCGCCTGCCTCCACGAACGATCGACCCAATCCTTTCCAGTGTTTCTAGTAAGTTGGGAGTGAGCATACTGACTTCATCAATCACGAGGCAATCCGTCTCGCGCCATGCCTTCTTCTTTCGTCCATTTTTGACAATGTTTTCAACCAATGTCGAAAATGGTTCCTTTCCGAGTCCAATCCCTGCCCACGAATGGAGTGTCTTGGCGGGAATTGGCTGTAGTAGCAGGGCGGCGCAACCTGTCATGGCAGTGACTGCCATCGTCTTCCCTGTCGCCGTATATTCCTTATAGAGTGACTGAAGGAGAAAGGATTTTCCAGTCCCGCCCGCTCCTGTGAGAAATATGGACGAACCGCCCATGACTGCATCGATGACTTTCCGCTGTTCTTCTGAGCAATCCATACATACTTATAAAAATGGCCGGCTTCAAATTTTTACCGCTAAGTACTTAAACTAAGTGCTTAGCGCCGAACATTTCAAACCGGCCCCCTTTTTAATATGTGTATCCTAATAGATATGGTAAAAAGAAAGAATAAAACGCGAAAGTTATCAAAAAGAGTATTACAAATGTGGAATGACCCTGAAATAGTTTGGGGTAAAAATCCAGAACTTGAACATTTCTGGGGCGACTTGGCTTCTGGAAAAAAAGTGGTTCTTATTTACAAAGATAAAACCCATAAATATGTAAATTTACCCAATAGGACTACAAAAAAATATAAAACTATATTGAATGAATTTGAGGAAGATACTAATATAATAGCAATATTATCAAGCAATCCATCTCAAGATGCATATGAACAATATCTATATCCAAAGGCTAAGTCTAAGTCAGTTGAGTATGTTATACAACATTATAATACTTATTTCAAACCAATTCTTCCAGGCAACAAGTTAAGAGTTCCATTATAACGTCTAGTACTGAAGTTACACGTAGCGAAACCACGTGGGAATATTGCGAAGAAGGTCGAAGAAGGACACCTGTGTTCCACCCCACAAATGACTATCGGCCTCTGAGAATGTGACCATTCGCGTATCAATTGTAATATGAATGGCCGAACTCAGAAGGGCCTTGAACCACTTGGCCGTGGTGAGCCCATCTAGAATTCCCATAGTCATACACCATTGGCAAACTGCATCATTCAAAGGTTCTATGCGCCTATGAATAAGTGGCGTAGTTGCAGTCTCCAACTTTCCAAGCATTGCATGAAAGGTGCGCTCGATTTCATCCAGCTCTTGAGGCAAGGTTTCCAATAGGGTTGTTGACTCTTCTGTATCGCTGTCCATATCTATTATGGGGCTGAAATCTCATTCAAATTTTTCGAGCAAATTCGCCAAATTCGAAATCGGCGTATCATATTCTATGATGACCGCTCCATGAAATCCCGTATCGACCTTACAACTATAAATGAATTGTGCAGGAATCACTAGCATCGTTCCAGGGCGTAAGACAACATCGACGAATTGTACCTCATTTACAAGCGGAGTATCATTTATAGTCAGTGATTCCGGATATAGCCATCCCCATTGTTTAGGCAAAAATTCCTCCGAGCGTTTACTCAAGAGCGATAGAGTATATTTGCCCTCTGTCACCAAAATACAGGTATAAATTGCCGTCGAGCGTTTCATTCCATGTCCGCCTAATAGAACGCTTACTCGAGTTGACATGACCGATGACAAATAGCCCGTCAATTCGGTAGAGAAATCATTTAGAGTGTGTGTAGCCCATTTATCGAGGGCAAGTTCACCTGCAAGAGTTCGCCCACTTGTAGGCGATATAAGTGGCATGCCCGAATCCCTATAGGGTGTCGTCCTATACACGGAGAGTGTCGGGCTATTTTCGTCGGTATGTAAGGGAAAGGCGTCCAATCTGGGAATTTGCTGTAAATTCGCCTGAGTCAAAATTTGGGGGAAATTACATCCACGAACTACGATGGGATGTTTATCTCCTATAAGTTCTCCTAGAGTGGTGGAGGCATTTGTAAATTCAATTTGGTAAATTTCAATCGTATCTCGCCGATGTTTATAGAATAAGACTCCTATTAAAAATAGGAGTGCTACACATATAATTAGTTCAATAATCATCTTAATATAAGTACACGATACAAATGATACAAATAAACGCATTAAACTCTCTTCGACACTAAAAGCCCCGCCATGGAGCCGGCACTACAGACGAAGGTGCCCCAGAGAATATCCGTGATTGTCATTTCGAGTGTCCATTTTGTTAGAGTGGCGTAGTTCGTCAAGTCATATAGGCCATACATGGCAGCTCCCAGAGCAGCACCTCGTATTCCCGCCTCTTGAATCGTCTTCACGTGATCCAGTACAAGATACCCTATTGCCACAGGGATAAGAACGTAGACAAGTGCCGCGGGGAAACCACGTATTATGAGGGGGGAGCCTTGGACGCTCTTGAAAAGGGCCGAATGATATCCAGCCCGAAAGGTCAACCAGACCGCATCTAGAGCCAAAATGGTAAGTCCAACTGCTAGAATCACATAGAGCTTCATTCTATTAGAAAAAGGTAAATGTATTTGTATCGAGGCTATTGAATGTTGACCGATTTGTCAGAAAGAGGAACTTTCCCACCGGGCTGGAAAGGGCGCTGATCACTTTCGGCGCTTGCTGAAGAACATAGAGTCCCGTAAGGAAATTCGTATATGTTTGAAGAGCCCCCCTCGTCCCGGGCCGTCCAGAAACAGGGGGCGGTATATCAACTATGCTCCATGACTTATCGGCGCGTCGACGAAACTCGCTGAGGAGGTCGGGAGAATCAGCCATAACAAAGATGGAGCATTCACCCTGCTTCGAAATGCCCTGTTTTATGGCGGAAATGTATAGAGAAATGGGGATATTTCTTGCAAGATGTAAGCCAACATGGAAAGAAGCAGGGCTCTCCAGATCATTTAGGCGAATCGTTTCTTGAAATGTATTGAGCATGGAAGGATTCCATCGAAGAAATTCCTGGGCCCCCTGGTGAAAATCATTGGATTTTAACGAAACAAGGAATTCCAATAGGCGATTCTGTTGACCGGAAAGGGAAATGGAGGAAGGTAGAATGGAATCCACAAAGTTGACCTCTTCGTGCTCAAATGTATTTTGAATAAGGCCATATCCGGGAGAAATCGGCGTATCGTATACATGGAGTTCCTTATTCGCCTTGGAAGCGAACATCTTGGCATAGAAATATCCCAGAAAGTCTGTCGTATAGCTTGTATTGGTCGCCTGAAAAAAGAGGGGGCGGGGGGCAGGCTCGCCCTTTTTTGCTCTAGGCACTTTTAGCCAGGATGTCATAATATATGGATTGTATTCTTATCAGTTATTTAAGCGCAAATCTGTCAATACTTCTTAGCTTGACATAAGGGATATCTGTATATCCCTTCTTTACTGCATTACTAATACAGGGAAATTCCCATTTACATTCAACTTGTATACGTAACATGTCATCTTCGGATGGATGAAGAATGATCATTTGCTTCAGCTCCGGATATTTTTGTAGTATCACCTGCATACAGGCATGTTGTGTCAGATATGGTAAATGAATACGTGAATTAATAGTGTATTTGTTATGACGTATATGCATTTCATAGTTTAAAAATGTCATTTGAATTGCGTTAGTAAATTCGTGTAGCCATGCGCCAATGACCGGACTTTCTCGAGGAGCCATGATAAACCAATTTTCGATAAAGCTTGCATCAGGTTTCGTAATACCCAATGTAAATAGCGTTGCCTGTGCCTTACGCTCGGTCGTTTCCCTATAGAGTTTCTCGAATGCCTCCTTGGAATTTATGATAATCGATGCATCCATCCATGTACCACCCCATTTATACAGAACGGCCAGACGTATATAGTCCGCCTTGTGTTGTGGCATAAGCATTTTATAGTTATCTGGTATATCGCTTATGTCAATATAGTTGGACAGCGTCTCATCTGTCAAGAGTGTTATCTTCCAATCATCGAGAACACTCCTATTATTTTGATAGTACCCTTCGATATTCTTGGGTAAGGTCCCCGAATCCCAATAGCACCATATTTGTTTCGGAAGAACATAGTCTTTTGGCATTACATAGGAATAGCTCGGTATATCGAATGTTTTCGTCAATCTAGAGTATACTATAATCGCGAAAATATATATAATAAAACCTATATATATTTTCCACGATTTCATTTTTATCTATTGCTAATCAACATTTTACTGACAAATAGGCGTTCAGCGACCAGGCAAAGAAGAGCCAGGCAATATACGGGAGAAATAGGAATGACTGCCACCTGGTATCATGATACAATAAATGCCACGTATACAGGGCCGTTCCAATCATTGCAGAGAGCACAAGAAGGGCAATCTGTGTGTTCCATATATATACAGGCACCCATATAAGATTCAGTAGAAGACCGAACAAGAGCACATAGAGCGTTTGACGCCGATTCCGTTGTAAATAGATTAGAAGGCCATAGATAGTGTATAATACGGGCCACACATATTGAAATACCTTATTCGATGGTTGCCATGGAACTTTCGCGCACTTATCGAACCAACTCATCTACTTATTTGTTTCGATATAAATGGGTACAAATAGTGTATGACCCCATGTTTTATTCCAGCGACAACACTCAGAATTACAGCATATCGGAAGGTATTTTTATAGTCGAGTGATACGGCAAATTCGAATAGTAGCCAAACGACCAATACGATGTAAAAGCGCGCCGGGAAAAGTAGGATCAATATCGAGGTATATACTATAATCCCATTGATATTCAAAGAGGCAATTTTGAGCGAATTTTCACTTGCAGCCCAATCAAGGCTGGATGAGTCGGATATGGGTATATCCCGTAAAATGGAATTTATAATATATGGATAATTATCGGCCAAATTACTTTCAGCCCCGGTTATATCTACTAATTTCGGTTCAGGTGAATATGCCTCCAAATTATATTTTGCAATCCAGCGACCCATTTCAAAATCGATATGGGTATTGATTGTTTCTGTAAGGAACAAATCGGCACAATGGCGCGAGATAATATATCCATGTGTGCCGACAGTTCCACCCACTTTCAATATACTAGAACTTATTTGCGTCGGAGGTGCATTCCCTTCTGCTATAACAAGCAACTTTGAAAATATGTGTTCGTCGCCACACTTCATATTACATCCCATAAAAAAGAGGTCAAATGTCATCGGCAATTGTTTCCATATCTCAGGGAAATCGGTACGAAATGTTTCCGATAAGAGGGCATCATCTTCGAATACACAGATTCTCGAATAATTATTCTTGACCATGTCATCCCATATAAGACGATGGGACAGGGCGCACCCTTTTATACCATCTGTGCAGTAAATTTTACAGATTTCGCTCATATATTTATTGTCTTTTACATCGACCCCTTTTACGGCTGATATGCGCTTGTAGCGAATTCCGTTGCGAACCATTTGCTCATCGAAGGTTTTCATACGTTCCACATCTTTATCCATGTTGATCACATATACCTGATCAACGACTTCGTTTAGACTGGCCATCCCTATTTAATTGGGAATATATAATAGGGAAATGTGGATAAAGCCGGAATATTTGCTTGTATCAGGGATAATCATATTTATGTTATATCGCGTATCGGCTGTACAGGAGGGGTTCCAGGAGAAACGGCAAGTTCCTGCAGCTATGCCACCAACAACATCCGCGAAAGATCCCGAAGTAAGAGTTCCTGATATGACGAATCAACAAGAGGATATAAATAAGAGCATCGAAATTGTTATTGCAAATTACGAAGAACGTTTGGATTGGTTAAATGAAATCCCGGAACAATTTTATACGAAACTGACAATTTATAACAAGGGTTCGGCAAAGAATTATAAATTTCCGAAGATGTCTTCCGTAAATTTACCCAATGTCGGACATTGTGATCATACCTATTTGTACCATGTTGTACATAACTATAATAATCTTGCTGACATAACCATATTTCTTCCTGGCTCTGTTTGGACTCAACCCTATAAGAAAGAATCAGCGAATAAAATGATATCATTTATTGATATTCATAAGAAGGCTACACTGGTATGTGCCGATAATCCAGAAAATCATAAAAATTTCTTTATAAACGAATATGAAGTACAAAGTCCTGAAAATTCCCGTTTTAGTAGTCAGCAGGAACTCACACCTGCAGCGATACGTCCTTTAGGAAAATGGTTTGAGGCGCATTTTCCCGGGGAAAAACATCAATGCGTAAGCTTCTATGGAATTGTGAGTGCAACTCGGGAGGGCATTCATAAACGCCCGAAGGAATTTTACGAAGGGCTATTGAATGAAGTATCCATTCCTAGTCCCGAGGCTGGCCATTTCATAGAGCGTACTTGGGCAAATATATTTTCGATTGATAAAAGGGATTTTATTGTTACATCGCGTGTTACAACATTTCTCGGATTCTAGAATAGGAATGAAATTAAAAGAGTATCTATATGGATGCATATTCTTTTTAGGACTTGCATACATATATTATATGTTTAAAGAGATTGATGGATTTCAAAATGACATACCGATTTTTGGTGTTCTATGTATCTTTAAGAACGAGGAGATGGTGATTCGTGAATGGATAGAACATTATCTTTGGCAGGGTGCAGACTATATTATTTTATTAAATAATGGTTCAACTGATAATTTCAGAGAGCAACTAGATGGGTTCGATGAGCGAGTAATCGTAATAGATGCTCCCGAACAGCATGCTCAGATTAAGAATTATAACTCATTCGGATTGCCCGAAGTCAAAAAGAGAAATATATCAATGCTTGCAGTTGTGGATGTGGATGAATTCTTATTTTCAAAAGATGGATCTAACCTGAAATCATCTCTTATGCGTATATTTTCAGAGAATCCGGGTGTATCACAGCTGTCGGTGAATTGGACGATGTTTGGATCAAATGACTATAATAAACAGCCGAATAGTGTTCGACTATCATTTACGAAGCGCGCGAAAGATTTACATCCAAATGTAAAATCAATTCTATTGGTTAAAGAAATAAATAGCATTGATATTCATTCCCATAATATGAATGGAAATACTAAAAATATATCTGATACAATACAATTAAATCATTATGCTATTCAATCGAAAGAGTATTTTGAGAAGGTGAAAATGTCGAGGGGGGCAGTAGATAGGACGGATAATGTGCGTAATTGGGAATATTTTCATAGATATGATCATAAAGATGAGGATGATTTTTTACTGAGGGATTATGTTGCAAATATATAGATGAAACTAAAAGGATATCTATACGGATGCCTATTCTTTTTAGCACTGGCATGCGTATATTATATTTTTAATCAATCAACCTCGATAGAGCAATTTAAAAATACCAAATTGCTTGTATTATATGTCTTTCATGATTACAATGATAGAGTAAAACATTTTATTGAAAATTGTATTTTTTACGATGAAAATGTGGATTTTATTGTAATATCAAATGATAAAAATAAGAAATTCGAGGTTCCGGATTATGTAAAGACCCTATTTCGAGATAATATTGGCTATGATTTTGGAGGATGGAGTGATGCCCTATTAAAAAATGAATTATACAAAAACTATGATAAGTTTATCTTCGTGAATTCATCTGTAATAGGACCCTTTCTTCCGTGTAATTTCAAGGGCAAATGGACCGATATCTATCTAAATGGGCTACAAAACAATGTAAAACTATTTGGAAGTACTATTAATACGAATGAAAAACCATTGACCGAGTCACATCTTCAATCCTATATATTTTCAATGGATAAAACAACACTGGAATATCTAATAGATTGTGAAATATTTAGTATGACGAATTATGCAAAAACATTTCAAAATGCTATTTGGGATAAGGAAGTGCTGATGTCTAGGAAAATAATTGAAAATAACTGGAATATAGGTTCATTACTACAATATTATGACAATGTGGATTTTACGTTTCAAACGAAAAAACCAGAAGAATATGGTATTAAATTTTTGGATGATGTTATGTATCCCAGTTTTAGAAACTCTCTATGGAATGAATATGAACTTGTATTTATAAAGGGGAATAGAGTCTCTATAGATTTTTCAAGTGGATATAAGTGTTAGCCTACATACCGCCAAGTAGTTAATTTTAAGTACTTGGCGCTAGTGAAAGAAGTCTAATAATTATCCCCACCCCGAATAGGGAATGCCACAATCAAGGCGGGCCAAAAAATCATATACGATAACCCGAAAACTAAGAGGTGGAAATACCAGATGTATGTTCATACAGCCCGTTGACAACGAAGGTCTAGGAAATGAATTGTATAGGTATGCCATGGGCCTCGGTGCATTAGAGCCTGATATGACCCTGTGTAAACTTCCACAACAGAAGATACAGCATAACCCTGTAAAAAATTATAGGCGGCTTTTCAATGGTGTAATGTATAATAGGAATGCCCGCGTAAATGCCGCCAAAAATGTCGTAAAATCTTCCAATACGCCGGCAGAAGGCAACGGAAAAATACCCTATGCATCTTGGCAAGGATATAATTACGTCGAAGGAGCAATCGACAAAGTGAAAGATAATTTGATTCGGAACGAGTTCCGTAAATTTCCCGAAAGATATACCTTTGAATATGACTCGTCCACAACAGCCTTTATGCATATTCGTTTGAAGGATTATGAAGAAACTGGCTGGGCTCTACCATTCTCTTATTATGAACGGGCGCTTGAAAAACTCTTCCAAAAGTCGTCGTCTATAGAGAAAGTTCTTGTTGTCTCCGATAATATACAAAAATGTAAGGATTATTTTCATGAGAAACAGACACCCAAACTCATTTTTATAGAGGGCAAGGATGAACTACAGACCCTTTACATCATGATGAAGTGTGAGGCGGGGGCTATTATATCCCCATCCACATTTAGTTCTTGGGGGGCGATGTTGGGAGCTGATAGAAAACAATCGAAACCCCCTATAATTTATCCAAGCCCCTGGCTACACTTTAACGAAGATACTATGAACTTTCCAGACTGGTGGATAAAACTTCCTACACAGGCCGGTGGTGAAAGACCCTGTATCATTGTGGATTTATTACCAAAAGAGGGTCTTGGAAATAAACTCAGTTCATTTGCTGCTGCTCTCATAGTAAAAGAAAAGGCGAATCTTCCGATTTGTATTATGAACTCTACGACCCCTCATTCAACGACAGATTATGATTCATTATTCGATGCAGAGAAGATAGAACGACCTGCTAATATGAATAGTATCAAAAATGTGATGAAGCCAAGAACTAATCTAAGTGAATTTTCAAAGAATATAGTCAACTATAATTGGAGCAAAAACACGGGTAAAAATGTGAAGATCACCCCCAATTTATATCAACATTTTAAATCCCTTTTGCCTGTAGTTTCGGCTATGAAGGAAATGTTAATACGAAATGAATTTGGAAAGGGGGAATATAAGCCCATAAAGGATGCAGATAGTTGTGCTTTTATGCATATAAGACGGGGTGATTATGTGACACGAGGTTGGAGTCTGCCAGAATCGTATTTTGTAAATGCCCTCTCCGAGCTTTCTAGTCGATCCAGTACAATTCAAACAATATACGTATTTACAAATGAACCCGGATTTTGTGAATCCCATCTTGAAACATGGAAACAAAAAGTACCCTCTAAAACGATAGAATGTAAAACGGATTTGAATGAACTCCAGACCCTTTATATGATGATGCAGTGCAGGGGAGGAGCAATATTATCTAGCTCTACATTCAGTGCCTGGGGTGCTTTGTTGGGTCCAAATGAGAATCTGGAATCTGTTATCATCTATCCAAACGAAATGCCGCATTTCTCAGGCTCTATGAACCCCATGTCCTTTCCAGACAGATGGGTTGCCATGTGATTTCTTTCCCTTCTATAGGGATGGCACAAACACGTAAAAAGAAACAGCGCAGAGTACGTAAGCGCCGCATACAAAGGGGTGGCAACCCCTCTATACCCATTTTCATAATTTCCTGGAATCAGTATACGTATTTGAAAGACCTCGTGGAACAATTGCTCGAATATCCGAAATTACAGATATATATTATTGATAATCAAAGCACATATGAACCCCTAGTGAAGTATCTGAATGAAATCGATTCACGTGTAAAGGTTCTACGACAGGATGTAAATCATGGTCATAAGGTATATGAGATGGAACATATACTGAAATTCATAGATGAGCTCGGTGTAACGAAATATATAGTGACGGACCCGGATCTCAAACTGAATTCGAAAATGCCCCGCGATTTCATCGATCGTTTGTCAAAATTGAGTGATAAATACAAGAAGAACAAGGTGGGCCTTGCCCTCGATATTACCAGAAATATTGACTTGACTAGAAAATTGGATGATACCAATCAAAGTTTTGCCGATAATGAGCGACAATATTGGTTAAAACCTATTGAAAATACAGAGGGCTATGAATTATATGATGCCCCTATTGACACCACATTTGCCCTCATTAATAAATCCTACCGAATAATCGGGGGACTACATAACTCTATACGAGTTGCCGGCGATTTTACCTGTGTACATCGTCCCTGGCTTATAGACTTCAAGGATGAGTTAATCCCAGGAGAACATGAATTTTATATAGGAAATGGAAATAAATCCACGACCTTGAATCGATGGAGGATAACTTAAACTAATACGACTATGTTAATATAGTATGTATCGTGGAAAATATACCTATGGTAGGCCGGGCCTGTATTATGCTAATTCAGGTGCAACCTATCGTTCCGGCAATTTCTGTTCGATTGGTAATAATGTTACAATATATCTGGGCGGAAATCATCGTACTGACTGGGTAACAACGTACCCTTTTGGACATATCTTTACCGACACATTTAATACCTTCAATGGAGCCGGCCATCCGAGCACCAAGGGGGATGTTGTTATTGGCAACGATGTGTGGATTGGTAATAATGCCACTATTATGTCTGGTGTTACTATTGGAGATGGGGCCGTGATTGCCAATAGTAGTCATGTAGTGAAAAATGTGGAGGCATATAGTATCGTGGGTGGAAATCCGGCAACACATATTCGCTATCGATTTACAAAGGAGCAGATCGAGGCACTTTTGAGAATCCAATGGTGGAATTGGGAGGATGAAAAAATCAATCGCCATGTGCCACTTTTGTGCAGTGGAAATATTGATGATTTCATAGAGGCTGCAAAATCATAATATATCTAAATAGGATGAAATGGAGGCATCGTAAATCAAAAAAACAGCAACGGAAACGCGCCAAAACGCGGCGGCGGCAGAGGGGAGGCCAATCGACAATTCTATTGAGTGGGGAAGCATTCAAAGGCCTTTGTAAATATAATCTTGATAACCGATATGATTTGATACCTATTGATACAAATGTGAAAGAGGGGGATCGTGTTTTCTTGAAAGTAGGTGATATTCCTGCCTTTGTAGCAAATCCGCCTCCGGTCAATGTGACACTTATTTCTGCAAATCATGATGAAACCTTTACAGATGATATGATGAAAATGGTTGCCCCCCATGTTACGAAGGTATATGCTGTAAATTGTAATGCAAAGGAGGCAATCCAAATCCCTATGGGATTTCGTGATGATCAATATACATCTCATAAAGTTTTAAAGGATGTTCTAGAAGACCCGAGTAAATCCTCTAATAAAATGACCCTATGTTTAGTGAATTTTCTAGTGGCAAACAATGGAGATGAGCGATCCAAGGCAAGAGATGCGTTTAAAGATGCTCCTTGGGCTACTAAATCGGAATATATGAATTATAATGCAGAAAAGGCTCTTGTTCATAATAATGCAGACGTTATGCAAAAACGTCTCGAATATTATATACAATTAAAGAAAACGAAATTTGTGATATGTCCTCCCGGAACAGGAATCGATACGCATCGTGTATATGAGACCCTCTATTTTGGAGGAATTCCTATTATAAAAACGTCATTTTTAGATCCAATGTACAAAAAACTGGGTGGATGTTGGATAGTGAATGATTGGTCAGAAGTTACGGAGGAGGAATGTAATAAGAGATGGGAGGAACGAGACAAACCGACGATATTATGGGCGCCAAGTGAATGGTTAAAATATTGATAATATTGTCCTTACATAGCGGTAGTACTGAAGTTAAGTACTTGGCGGTAAGTTAAGCACATGGCGGTATTACAGCTAAGTACTTAACTTCAGTTATATATTCTAATTTATAATTATGGGAACTTCTAGAAAATATTGGAAGAAACGACGTAAAAATATTAAATCATTGAGAAAGAAACGTGGTGGAAGTAAGCCTACTATTGTTATCTTTGATTTGAATTCTAATGCAGGGTTCTTTTCGCAATTTTGGTATCTTTGTAAGTCCTATATATATGCAAAGAAGAACAAAATCCCCTTTTTTATAAATAGCTCAAATTGGAGTTATAAGTTAAAGGATGGTTGGCATGATTATTTTACATCACTAGATGAATATGAGGATGATAGTACTCCAAAGGATATAAAACGATTTTGGCATGGAAATGATACCGGTATACCAATATATACTATTAGGGATTATATAGAAGTACTCCCTGAAATTTATAGATTAAATGATACTATTACCGCAAAAATTAGCGAGTATGTCGAACAACATAGGCCATTCGACAGCATATATATTCGTAGGGGCGATAAGATTGCTGAAAATCCCATGAACCCTATAGAGAAAATTCTAGGATTTACAGATTTAAAGGGGTCTACAAAAAGGCTCTTTGTCCAAACCGATGATTATAGTATCATTGAGAAATTTCAGAAACTATTACCATCAGTAGAAATAATAACGCTTACCCCCGAAAAGAGGCTGGGTGCACATTTTGGAAATATATTGCATATGGATAATGAAAAACGTAAGGAAGAAACGGAGAATTTATTAATATCAATAGGTGTCTTTTTGAAGGGAGAAAAATGTTGGACAGATATTCGCTCAAATGTTGGCCGATTTCATAAATTTGCCGATTTCACCAAGGTAAAATTCTATCCAGATAACGAGGAGGTTGATATAAATAAAGAAACTATGCCATCACATGATATATATATACGATAATTATACAGCCAAGTACTTGGCGATAATTTAATATATATATATTAACTAGGGAATGAAAGCCACAAAAAAATACAGAAAAAGAAAGAAGATATCATTAAAACGGCGTAAGATGAAGGGTGGTGAACACGCCCCCGCTGTATTTATTGATTTACATGATGAATCCGGACTCGGAAATCAACTATTTATCTATGCTGCAGGATTAGCTGAAAAAACCAAACGTAATACAGAATTATACATTCTTCCTGTAAAAAATAATATACACACCAAAACGGATTATAGGCCACTCCTTTTCAAGCAAGGTATTCCCGTTACGATAGGCTCTGATATACATGCGCGTAGTTTAAAGGCATCCTCGATATATAACGATGTTCATTTACTATATGGTGCTACTGATAAATCGCTAGAACATTCCAATAAGGATGTGCATCTGGCTAGAAAATTTTATCAACAATACCAACATATTGCCCATGTAATTCCACAAATACGACAAGATTGCTCTGAATACTTTGAAAAAACATATCCCGATCAAAAATCAGCAATTTCATCCTCTGATACTGCATTTATGCATATAAGAAGGGGTGATTATCTGGGTCATGGTAATGAAACACAAATTGACTACTATAAACATGCTCTAGAAAAAATAGATGCTGATAAATCTATAACATATTTATATATATTATCCGACGACATAGAGTGGTGTAGGAAAGAAAAATGGCCAACAAATAAGACGATTATAGGGCTTGATGAAGAAAATAAGGATGAACTACGAGCGCTATATATAATGTCATTATGTTTAGCAGGTGCTATTATAGCTCCATCTACATTTAGTACTTGGGGGGCAATTTTAGGTGCAGACCAGAATTCGGAATCAACTATTATATATCCACTCGATTGGACAACAAATGTATATGAAGCTGGAAAGGGGAAACGATTGAAATTTCCGGAACGATGGAATGCCCTATAAGGTGTACCGCTAAGTTACCGGCATTCTATTAAAAATTGAATATTTGACGAATTGAAAAGGGTATTATATTAGAATGGGCGATTGCTTTAGTAAGGAACCGCTCGTATCTATAGATCAAAAAATACTAATGACAGACAAACGATCAGAGATGGAAATGATCACACTTCCCGAGATCCTAGAATATGATGAAAACGGCCGACCTAAACTCCGTATTAAAATTCCTGAGGATAACGTATCATATTCATCATATATTTCCGAAATCTCATATAGGGATGAAGCTGGTATCAGTCGCCACACATAGTGAACGATGAGAGGGCGAATACGATATTACAATGAAAGATGGAAAGCTCGTTTATAAAGGAGGCACTTATCCAGCATTTTTTCACGGAAATGGCTTTACCAATTTTGATTATATTATCCAAGAGCTTGGATATGATCCAGATATATTTAGAGCGTCAAATGAAAGCAGCGCTAAATATATTTGGGATAGTTTGAAACATTATGTTCCAATGGCATTAAAGGGTTTGTGGGCCTATATATTACTCGTATGTATCGCGATAGTCTATGTATATAGAAAGACCCTCCTACGTTTCATCAAAGCGAAAGGTGCCTTGCCTAGGAGCTATCATATATAGTAATCCTCCAAAGACAGCCCCCGTAAACGTCCCTGCAAGGATCTGTTGCCAATTATGACAATGTTTTGCCCAACGTGACCATGCCATTAATATTAACCAGGGAATACCTATCCATAGTACCCATTCATTACGAAGATGTAGCCAAAGAGCCGTTACGAACATCGTGGATGCCGCCATGTGACCCGATGGAAACCCGGGTACACCGCCTACAGCCCCGCCCATACACCATGCATTACATCCATTTGCTTCCGAGGGGCGTCCAAACGGCGGAAGCGATCCAAACAACTTTTTCACACGCTCAACAATGAATGTCAATCCAAGAAGCCCCCCAAGAAGCCATATCCACCAGATATCTCTTTCGTATATGAATAATATAAGTGGAGTAATGAATGATATGATAAATGTTATAGAAATGATATTTGCTAACATCCTATTATAATGATATATATTTTATTATAGATGGTAAAACCGGTTTTAAATAGGAAATCATAATCGTAATCATTATAGGCACTGGTACATTATATAGTTTCATCATGATAAACAGGTTATAAAGTGTAAATAATGTAATAGCGACAAAGACAAATGACTGAGTCATAGTTGGAAATACGTGCTCCATGAATGGGAGTCTTGAATCCGTTTCGTACTTATAGGAATGGTCCAAGCATACCTTTTCCCAATAGGAAATAATACATTCACCGCCCGAAAAGAACCACGATACTATGATAGAGCATATACTAATAAAATATATCATGTCATACACTTTAGATGTTCGAAAGAACACATAAAACATGGTAAATAGAAGAAGAATCCAGTGTATAAATACACAAAACCAGAACCCTATGAGAGTCATCCTATATAGGGAAAAACATTTAAAATAATAGATGACACAGCCCGGTGGTGATGAAGCACAGCAACCCCATGTTGCCTGGGATATTAATATTGACACAATGCTTGCCGAGTGGTGCGATAATGCTAAGTGTTTCGAATGGATGCATTCGGAAACCCATAGTCTGTATGAGAGCCGTTCCAAGGCCTTTATGATTGCCACGAATTGTTTGACGGCGGTGGCGGGGCTGAGCAATGTTATTTCGGGTGGAACGCGCATTGATGGATTCGAACTCTCTTGGCTCTTTGGGGGCATATCGATTTTTGTATCGACGATGAATATTCTACAAGAAAAACTCGGCTACTCACAAATGAGTATTGTGCATAAGAAACTTGCAAGTAATTGGGCCGTTATCAAAACGAAGATTGAGGAAGTTCTTGCACTCCCTTATTCAGGAAGAAGGGATTGTAAGACCTTTTTGAAATATATAAAGGCTGATATCAATCAGGCGAATTTGGAGGGTGATTCTATCATTCCGGAACATGTAAAGACTGCCTGCTATACTCGGTTCAAATCGATAGAGAGTTTCAATATTCCTGATATTTGTGGTGATATGGAACATACGAAAATATATGTTCAGGGCGGGCAACCACTACTGGGATGATATTTTGTACTTGGCGGTACTAGACATTATAATATTATTATATCTAAATAGATGAAGGGAAGTAGGAAAACAAAAGTACGAAAAACACGAAAAACAAAAAAACAAAAAAGACAACTCTTAAAGGGGGGAAGTAATCCTGTAAAAATTGCCTTTTATAGCAATCATCTAGGAGAAAGAGGGACAGAAGTTGCTATGTATGATTATGCCTATTATAATAGCAAGCTATTGAATAATACCTCTATTGTAATTTATAATAAGAATAACGATTTAAATAATGATAAAGTAATCAATAAATTTAAGAAAGAGTTTGATGTATTTGAAATTTCGGATAATATGAAGAAAGATGAAATCGATAGAATATTATCCGAACAGAAATGTGATATTATATACATGATTGTTAGAGGTGATAAATTCGATATTCCCACAAAAGCAAAAGTCTGTATTCATTGTGTATTTATATGTGAATCTCCGCCATTCGGTAATGTATATGCATCTATTTCACCAGGTGTAGAGGGTAATAATGGTAAATATCCTGTAGTACCACATATGATTAATTTGCCATCACACAATCGAAATATGCGTGCAAAATTATCAATTCCAAATGATGCCATTGTATTTGGGCGTTATGGTGGTAAAGATACATTCGATATTGGCTATGTACAAACAATCGTATGTGATGTTGCAAAAAGTAATAAAAATATATATTTCCTATTTGGAAACACGGATGTATTTTGTGAAAGCATGCCAAATATAATTCACTTAGATACTATTTCAGAGTTAGATGAAAAAGTGGAATTTATAAATACATGTGATGCAATGTTATGGGCAAGAGTTGTTGGTGAAACATTTGGCTTGGCAATTGGAGAATTTTCATCTAAAAATAAACCAGTATTTGTTACAGATAATGTAAAAGATAAAGCGCATGTTGAGATTTTAAAGGATAAAGGAATATGGTATACGGAAGTCACACTCAAAGATCTATTAATTGGATTTAATAAAGAAACATATAAGAATAAGGATTTAAATGCATATAACGATTATACGCCTGAAAAAGTAATGGAACAATTTAAGAATGTATTTATTGAATCAAAGGGTCTCTAACGTCTAGTACTGAAGTTAATTACTCCCCATGTATAAGGCCACTCTGTGGCCTTATGTTATTGGAGTCACTTTATCTTCTCGTTCTAGCCATTAGAGCCAAGTACTTAATTTAAGTACTTGGCGGTAATATATTTACCAATTAGATGGACTGCTGCTCACCCGATGTAGGGGATTGCAAACAATGCCACCCCGAAATGTGGAAACAAACAAAGAGTGGCATTTGGATATCCAAAGAGTTTCCTTTAGAAACACGCCCAAATAAAACACTGAAGCGCACCCGTAACAAAAAACAAACACAACGAAGAAAACGCCACTGAAACTTACTCGTCCCGCCAGCCAGTAATGAGACCCGTATGAGGGTCATTCACTGCAGCCATTTGGGATAGGTTGGAAGTAAATTCCGTGCTGGGTCAATTTCAGTTCATTTTTTTTTAGTGTCATATTTCTTAGGCATAATACTGGTAATAGTAGTATATATCGTTGTCATTATATATATAATATAAAATATAAAAGCTAAAAATAATGTTTTTGACAATATATATATTATAGAGGTACCTGGTTCCTTGTTTTTTTCTAAATTAAGCAATTTAATACACTCTCTAGCTATTATATCAAAGGGCCAAATAAACGGCCAATTTGTACTATTATCAGTCTGTGGAAATAACTGATATACAAGAGGAATATAATACATGTACCATTTTATATGTGAAGCAATATACACTTCAGGAAAGCCTATATTTTTAAAATTTCGAATGATATTATCTTGAGCTTTACGAGTATAAATTGAGGCATGCAGACCTCCACCCATTAAAATACGATATGTATATAAGTTATATGGGTATGTTATAAGAGGTATTACACCTAAACTATATATAAGTTCTTCATTTTTATGCATATTCATAAACGAGTTTATTGTTTCAATATGGAATTTATTATGGAGTTCTGATCCAAATATAAAATCATCTTCTAATACCAAGACATTTGAAAAATTATGTTGTGCTGAATGTTCGAATATTTTACTATATGATTTGACAATATCAGATAGGGTATTATCCTCTCTAAGTTGTTTTTTACACTTTTTATAGCCCTTATCAAATACAATATATACAATATTTGTGGGATGATATTGATTGAGTTGTTTTTTGATGCTTTCTAATCGCCCATTATCTTCAAGATGAAGAATATAAGTTGCATCGACACTATCATTTAAGAGTCCATCCGTATATTTATATTCTTCAAATCTATAGCATATATTGTCATTAATCATTCTATTATATGGGATGATTTTTCTTCCATGAGCTCATGGTGCTTTTGAAAGAGTTCTATGGAAACAGATGGAGTATAGAGATACAGGTCAAACTTAGTTGTAGGGTATGCCTCTTTGATAGTTTGCTGTAATTCGGTAATGTCGCTATCGAACTTACCCAAAATGAAACGAACCGAATTATTCTTTACGTAATTTCGGAAACTATTAATACGTCGATCATATCTTTCTATAAATAATTTGAAATTATTATCGATATAGTGATTTTTACCACCGGGCCAATTTTGACTCCTATACAATTCGGCATGCTCCGGGCTTTCATGATTGAAAATAAAGCCATATCGTACATTGTAAATTAGTGGCTCCGATTTAACAATTCCCCCTGTGGAAAATTTAGCAGGAATAATTGCTAAATAGGACGGATCACAAAAGTATTTGAAATCCTCCTTTATACACTGAATAATCCCCCTGTAATTTGTAATACATTCATCAAATGGACATGTTTGATATCCATTTGCTTTCACACCCCTTATACCGAGTCCCACACCCTTTCCTGCAGACTCGCAATTCCATCCAAGTGATATTCCAACGTCCATCTTATTATGAATTATATATATATAATTCGAACAGAAGCGCATCGTTCTTTTAACCCCAATACAATTTCATTTTTATAGGGGCAATCGCATACGATGATAGTTGCCGTATTACAATCAATGCTACTAGGTGAATATACCATTTTATTTGTTCCATATAGAAGCTTACCATGGCGTTGCACATTATTATCTAAAAATCCCAGGATTCTATCTTTGTTCTTAATGACATAATAGTATATCTGCCCATATATACCCGATGGCATAATATAAGTATTTTCGGGAATTTCCACAATGCTAATCTGTTGCATCTTATCAATATAAATATTCCTATATAGTTGTACATCGATGGATGGAAGATTTCTTGGTAGTGTAGCCTGATCAAGTACGAATTTGAACATGCTAGATTTGAAATTTCCATTATATGTATATGATACATAACATTTATAGTTATATAATGAAAACATATATATTATATAATCAAATCCACAAAAAAAAGTATGTTGTGAGTGTATTGTAAGTAGAGATTTTTCTTGTAGAAGCATATCAAAATTAGGAATGGAGATGAATACGTTTTGTACACCTGCATTGCGAATATTTTTGATAAATGTCAATGGAGAGTATAAATGTTCAAAGACATGTGATAATATCACATTCGAAAACCCTGTAAAATCAAATGTTTCGCAGTTACCTTCGATAAACTTTATTTCATAAGGGAGTTCATCATGTTTAAACATATCAAGCGTCATAAATTCAACATCTCTCACAATCTTCATACATTTAAATAGGTCTCCCTTATTTGCCCCCACTTCTAAAAACACCCTTTCATTCGTGTTGGAAAGAATGAAATTGCTAAAATGAGTATGATGATCTGTCCAAGATGGACTAAATGTTGCATTCATATATATATCTGAATATAGGATACTGGGATCCACCAAATATTTAAGCTGTAAGCATTTACATTCATTACACACTATAAGATGATAATCATAATAGCTCTCTGTTACTAAATCATTTGAAATTGCCATTATAGGAAAGTGGGGTAATGAGAAAAGTGTTTCAAACTCTGTATGATGACATATAGCACATCTTGTCCGGATAGAGCCCATATTTATAGCCTATAAAAAATGGGGGGATTTTTATCGTAAATATAATATTGAGTATATATATGAAATTATATATATTATGCGGTGGTTCAGGTGAACGATTGAAATCCTATTCATATCCTAAGCCATTAAATATGATACATGGAAAACCATCTATATATTATTCATTACAACATATACCATCTAGATTTAAAACGTTCCATTTTATATATTCAAGTCATTTGAGTGAGTATAATTTTGAACATATTATGATAAATTTATTCAAGGATCGCATATGTAAGTTCAAATGTATCGATTATTTTACTCGAGGACCTGTTGAATCGGCATATCTTGGTATAAAGGATACAATATGTGATGAAGAGCCAATCATGTTTTTGGATAATGATAATATATATAGATTTTCAGACACATTTGATATAGATAGCATCGATACAGCATTTATTGGATGTAATATTGATAAAAGTGGGTCAGAAGCCTATTCCTATGTTCAACTACATGATTCAAACATAGTACACATAAAAGAAAAGTGTAGAATATCTGATACATATTGTACAGGCATATATGGGTTTAAAAATCTTCGTCAATTTAAAGAGGCTGCAGAGAGCCTTTTATTGGATGATTTTAAAGGGGAAGCGTACATGTCATCTGTGTATGATAAGATGCTCTCCAATAATATCAATGTAAAATGCGTAATGTTTCCTCTCATACGTCATATAGGAACATTAAAAGAGATTCATGATATACTTCCAAGTATTGGAGAGGAAAAGATGCGCATATGCTTTGATTTAGATAATACACTTGTAACGTATCCATCTATACCTGGAGATTATACAAGTGTATTGCCTATTGAATCAATGATAAAATTAGCACGTTCATTACACGAAGATGGTCATACGATTATCATACATACCGCCAGAAGAATGAAAACACATTCTGGAAATGTGGGTGCCGTTATGAAAGATATAGGGGCAATAACATTCAACACATTGGATACATTTAAAATACCATATGATGAGATTATATTCGGCAAACCTATTGCAGATGTATATATTGATGATAGGGCAGTGAACCCCTATAGGGGTGATTTGAAATCAATGGGGTTATTTATAGAGCAAGAAATGAAGCAAATTATTAATTTCCTACCGAGTAATAAATATAATAAACTAGGTGTTATCAATAACAATGTTGTGAAATCAGGTAATGCAGACTTACTGAAGGGGCAGTTATTCTTTTATAAGAATATTCCATCAAATACATCCATTCAGTCGTATTTTCCAAAATTACGAATGAATACTGATATATCAGGTGTGATTATGATGGAACTTGAATATATAAAAGGGATACCTCTATATACTCTATTCAAGCATGAAATGTTATCTAATAAACATATGAATATCATTATGGATATGATACAAGTAATACATAATACCTATTCACCTATTGTATCTCCAACAATAGAACAAATAGCAAATCATTATATAGATAAATTTAAAAAGAGATTATCGGATCGATCCATATACACCTTTGATAATTGCGATGATGTAATTAAGCGTTATGCACAGAAGTTAGAAGAATATTGTTCATCCTCGCGATTAAAATCAGTCAATATAATACATGGTGATTTATGGTTATCGAATATGATACTATCATTTAATGGTGATATAAAACTCATTGATATGCGTGGAGAAGTGGGTGACGTCCTAACACTTGGGGGGGATCCCCTATATGATTATGCAAAAATATATCAATCATTGCGGGGATTTGATACATTATTATATGGACATGAATATAATACAGAATATGCTACAAAACTGATTGATATATTCCATGAGAGGCTTCAAGAGATACACATAAATATAGACGATGTCATGATGATATCGGATATATTAATACTGGGGTCATTTCATGCTATTGATGATATAGCATTTCGAGAAAAGTGCTGGAAATGGATAACGGGTAACGTCTAGTACTGAAGTTAAGTACTTGGCTGTACTTAGTAATCATATGATTTTATCTGGCTTTCTGTGATATACCCATTTTTAATAGATGTTTCAGATATTTGCCGTATAACCTCTTCATGCTTACCTGGTATAAGTGTATCAGAGCGCATCTTAAATTTACAATATTCTAATATATATTTTCTTATCCAAAAATGAATTTGATGCGGATTACCATTATCAAGAGATAGATATAAATTTTTAAAGATATTTGCATCTTGAGAACTCATTACAAAATGAATATCACCCTGATTTTCTGGATGTCCATCTGTATAAAAACACGATAGATCATAATTAGAAAAAATCATATCTGTCCAAATAATAATATCAGGACGAAATAGAATCACAATATCATATGTAAATTTATGTTTATTCTCATATTCCTCTTTTAAGTTTAATACCTTTTGTATGGCAAGTGCTTGACTAATACCTCCGAAATCAATTGAACTACGACATTTAGCTTCGATTTCATTCGAATATATACGATTGTCTTCAAATATGTGTGATACCGGAGTATATAGTTGAATAAGATTATCTTTAATATCATAACTCCATGATTGTAAAAATACATCGACATCATAATCAGGATTTGCATCTATGATATGCTTTTTAATGGAATTATAAACAAGTCTATAATTTATATATACACTATTGTCATTATATAAACTATCTTTATATGTAAAGCGTGAAGTTGTTTTAGAAACAGCTCCACGTATACATAATGCCGCTCTTTTCTTCATATTAATTTAATAGATCTTATCTTAAAATATTTTCCCGTTTTGGAAGCCAACCTCCATTCCCTATAGTAAAACCTGGACCTCCTGGCTGTGACATTTGCAAGTCAAATGTAAGACAGCTGATGTTATTATTTACAAAATAATTTGCTAATACAGATTCTATACCATAACTCTTATCGCCAACCGGACCATTATATCTATATATATTAAAATAGATTGTCATAACCTCTTTTATTCCTACTAACATTTGATCACATATCAATATTGGCCATGTAGGCCATATACTATTGACTCTTTCTTTCCATCTATCAGGCATATGAAATTCTGTAGATGGCACCAATATTGTTCGATCAGGTATATTCGATAGCCACTCAGGATCAAATATTTCACTGGGATTGTAAAAAAGATCAAATCGCATCTTAAATACGAAATCAAAGTCAATATTATGATGATTCATATAAGCTAATGCTTTGTGAAATGTATAATAAAGTTTACTATGATTGCGTATACATAATAATCGATGTGGATGTGTACATCTATCTGGTGTAAAAGCACAACTCTCATCGTAGTTTACTGGTTCCAATACATGAATAACTCCTTTAATTTCAGGTGGTAACTTTTCGATCATTTCAACTTGCCAATCATGCACGTATTCATCTTCACACCCGATTGAGATATATATATTAAATATAGGCATTAGAGGGGATAAAATATTATTATAAAATGACATATAATAGTCATATGATGGGTGCCATTTATGTTTTGCTGGTCCAGCAAATATAATTAATATCGTTTTCTTGTTAGTCATTTATATATATATGATATTTTATGATGCCTTTTCTGCGCGTATATAAATCCACTGATCATGAAGATCATTCCATGAATGGCGAATATGATGTGTTATATTGACAAATCCCAGTCCTTTTAACTCATTTATAATATCATCCGGATTTGTTACACGAACATCACATCCTGAATTTGTACTATCGGCATCATAGAAATTATCATAATAATCCCGTGTAGATTTATGATTTGTTCCAAAGCCCATTTGGAATGAAAGAATTCCAGCTGGTTTTATTATTCGATAGAATTCTTTTAGATAATTATACCGAATATCATGTACACATATATGCTGTAAAACAATTGTACTCATTACAAAATCATATGTATCGTTATTAAAAACTGATAGGTCTACACCATTACAGCTATAAAATTTATACAGCTTGCTATCTATATTTTGGTTACTCATATTCTTTTCACATGTTGCGATAAGTTCTGGAGAAATATCTACACCATCCATACGCTTGAAGCGCTTATGCAGATTTAATACATTTCTACCACATCCACATCCAAAATCTAGACCAATCTTATCTAAAAATGAGGAGTTCTCTGTATCTTTTACAAGAATATTCCAATAATCAGGATTATCATTATGAGGCATATGATTTTCTCTATTCATATTACCAGTTATGCCTTCATTATCGTAATATTTCTTTTGCATAATAGTGTAGTTATTGGTAGGGTCCATATAATATATGATGTTAAAAAATAATAGAAAAATATACGGAGTATTCAATCGGGTTTTTGTCACATTTTATTTGTTATTTATATTTATAACCATACAATATGTCTAGATTTACAGAACTGAAACAGCATCTAGAAATCGCATTTGAAAATGCAGAAATGGGTAAATCGAAACTTACACAACTTGTATTGTCTATGGATGGTATGACTGGGAAAAAAACAAGACATTTTTACAATAATCTTCTAAATATAAAGGATGCAAGATATTTAGAAATAGGAACATGGAAAGGTTCATCTGTTTGTTCAGCAATGTATGGAAATACTGCAAAGGTTGTCTGTATTGATAATTGGAGTGAATTTGGTGGTCCGAAAGAGGAATTTTTAATAAATTTCAATATATGCCGGGGTGAAAATGATGCAGAATTTATAGAACAAGATTGTTATAAAGTGGATATTTCACAATTGCCAATGTTTAATATATATATGTATGATGGCAATCATACCGAAGATAGTCATTATAAGGCACTTATTCATTATTATGATTGTTTAGATGATATATTTGTATTTATAGTGGATGACTGGAATGTGAAACATATTCGTGATGGAACATATGACTCATTTAAACAATTAAATTTAGCCATATTATATCAACGAGAAATTTTTACACCCGGCAATTGTACATATGATACATGGTGGAATGGTATTTATGTAGCAATATTACAAAAACAAACCAGAACTTAAATACATAAATAATAATCCAACATCAATATATAATGAAACTATATATTGATGGTGAAAATGATATATCATATATAACAAATCATATTAAGTTCGAATTATCATCCGTATTTGAATGTGATTATATTCTAAGTGCTAAATTTCCTTGGGGGATAGATTATAAAGATGATTATGTACAAGAAACATTAAAGTCATATATAAAAGCACAAAATATCAATAAAAAGGTTCTTGTATTTTTAATAAGTGATAGTTCATCTTCATACGAAATACCTGAAAATGTATATTTGTTTAGAACATCTCTATATAAAACAAAGCAACAGCGGAATGAGTTTGTATTACCATTCATTTGGGATAGTCTATTGGAAAGGGATATCTTGCCATTTGAAATGACCAAATATCCAATAGTGGGGTTTTGTGGTCTAAACAATAAAATTAGGCATGAAACAATGGTTAGATTATTGGAATGTGAGGAAATTGCCTATAATTTTATCATTCGAGAACACTTTTGGGGAGGAAAGCCAAATGATCCCGAGTTAATAAATGATTATATAAATAATATTGCAAATAGTCATTTTACATTATGTAATAGGGGAGAGGGAAATTTCTCAATTCGATTTTATCAAGTATTATCTGCTGGAAGAATACCTGTCTTTATTGATACCGATATGAAACTCCCTTTTGAAAATGAAATTAACTGGAAGGATATTAGTGTTAGCGCAAAGGATAATGATAAACTTGTTGCAAATATATTAGATTTTTATAAGACAAAAGACCTTGATGTTGTATATAAAGAGTGTCGAAGAATCTATACGGAATTCTTCTCTACTGAACGATACTTCCAGATAATCCTTTCGAAAATAGAGAGTGGATCGTATGTTTTAGACTAGAGTATTATTTATATTATGCACTCGAATCACATTGAAAACAAGTTTTCAATATTGTAGATTTATCTACAATGTGATTTCTACTGAATTTGGTCAGAAATAAATTTATAAGCGACAAAAAGGGTGGAATAGTTTGCAGTTGAGAATTGAAAAGTGGCTGACATAAACCTGACAAGAAAATTTACAAGAGTACACAAAATTTCCCGGGCTTTAAGTAGCTCATGATACTGGGGCAATTT